GAGCAGAGTCACCGCTTGAACCAATCTGAGCAGAGTAACCGCTTGAACCAATCTGTTTCTTTCTGTCTCCATTATCGTTCAACGCACCATCTGCCTTAACTTTAGATGGTGATGTTATATCTTTCAGCCACTCGACACCGATATTAATGATGTCAGCCAACTTTAACTCAGCCTTAATCTTGATACGAGAAGAGCATACCTTTGTTGAATTTTCTTCTTCTTCAATCTTACCAGACTGTTCTACCTCTGCATAGCGAGAGTTAAGCATATCGTAGTAGTTCCAAACTTCCATTGGAGACTTGCAAGCATGGAAGCCTCGGTTACAACACTTGATTTCTCCGTCCATTTCATACTCTTTTCCAACTTCGTACTGGAATCCACGGCATTGCATATTCTTGTCGAAAGCCTTGTATGATGTAATTACTTTGTTATTCATATTCTTTATCTTTATGCCCGAAGGCGGTTAATACTTTTGTGATTTCAAATTGGTCGTAAAGCGGTGATTTCTTAACATGAGGTATAGAACCCAATCCGTTGTTACCTGTAACTAGTACTTCATCACCAGCAACCAAATCTTTAAGCTCTTTCATTGCTCACCTCCTTCCTTTGGAAGCAAATCTTTAAAATAACACCAACGAATCATTTTTACATCATCACAAATTTCGGAGAGAAAAGAATCCCAATTACTAATCCATCTAATTGTTTCAATAGTATCAAGAAACTTTATACCTACCATATATTTCTGAACCATAGTATATCTCTTACCCTCTAGAAACTCTTCTATTATTATTTCTTCTCCGACAAGTTTAGGCTCTTCTTGCATAGGATGCCACAAGTCCTTCAAGAACTTTTCTTGCATCCACTTAACACCTAGTCCAATAGCTTCTTTGATGTCCTCTTTGTCGAACATTTCCTTCTCATCTTCATTTTCGAAGGCTTCTACCATTTCACCACAGCCAAGGAATTTATCCTTATAGATTTCTTCCTTTGCAGCTTCTATTTTCTTATCGTCTATCATATTTTTAAGTTTTATAATGACCTCCACGACCAGTATTGTGCTGGGGCTAAGAAGGTATATGGGCATAAAGCCTTAACTTACTTTCGCTCATTCTGTGTCGTGGAAGTTATATTTTATTTAGATTTTTTTGTACCTAAAAGATGCTCGTTGCCTTTATAAGGAATACACTCTGCGTATATTTCGCCTCCTACTGCATGATAGAAGTCACGTTGTTCACCACTTGATGATACACGATGTTCTGTATAAGCATATTGGCACAATTCCCACCCTCTATTGTTGTATTTCCCTATGTATTTCATCAAACACAAGTCCATAGGCTTAAACTCATACTTGGGCTTCAAATCAACTACTTCGTTCTTCTCAGCATCCCATCGTTTGCCTTCCTTTGCTAAAGCGTCAAAGAGTTGCTGTTTCTCTTCTTCTGTGGCAAGGCGAAGATAAAAAATACTTGATATACCAATTTTATGGGAGATAGCCCCATATTGCTTAGAGAGACCTGCATAAATCTTTATATGTTTATTGGTAAACTCTTTAATGATATATGTGTTATATCCATGCACATCATGAACTATATCCCCATCCTTGAACTCAGGCTGCTTCTGGATTTCAAGTGTTTGCAGGTTTAGCTTACCACCAAATCTCTCCTCAATACATTTGATAAAAGATTTCGCCTCCTCTTCTGATGCTAAAGTATGTAAATTGGTATCAAGAAAACCATCTTCTACCAAACTAATTGTCTTTGCATAGAAACTAGTATAGTTGTCATTTGACCATCTATCGAAGAGTATCTTTAAACCTCTGCTATTTACCAACACATCACCCCTCTTCCAAGCAAACTTCTCCCAGTTACGCATTTTCTTTGAAGGTACTAATATAGACTCTCCTTGCGTAGTGTATCTCCCGTCATTATAGAAAATCAATTCATCTCCAACGCTACTTAAAAGAGTAATACCAAGTTCATCTTTATCTTCTTTATCTCCTGTATATATATCTTCTATACTAAGTTCTCCAAAGGCATCAGCATAAAGCTTAGTTCCTTTCGGCTTGTCTTTTAGGATAGCCGCTACATTAATTTTTTCTTCCATATCACTTTACTCTTTTGAATTGAACATTCTTTCCGTCTTTTCTAGTGCTTGCGCTACAGATAAAATCACCGCAAACATTCTCACAGATATTGCTACTTATCTCATCGAAAAAACAGCCATTACATTCTTCTTTCTCGGTCTCAACCACCTTTAAGATGATTTCTGACCCTATAGGTAAATCTTCCATAATTAGACCTCCTCGTTATATTTGTAAACAAGCCCAACAACTAACTTAACAAGCTCATTGTTTGTCATAACTCGAACATCTGTATTACCAAGTCTCAGCTCATCAATGATACGTTCTGCAACCTTCTGAATGTGCCCCATCTTAGACAGAGGGAAACGCTCAATGTCGGAAGCCTTGTCAAGATGGAAGCTCTCACGAAGATAAGTGCCACGAATAACGCCATAAATTGACGGACGTTTTGTTATTACCCATACACCTTCATCTAACTCGTGACATATACGCATACACACAGGCTCGTATCTGCCATTTACCTTACCATACAAGGTATTTGATATGTCGTTCTCGGGAATCTTGTATTCCTGATAGCGACCTTTACTGTTCTTTGTGTAAAGTTTTGGAATCTTTTTCATTTTTCTTACGTTTTAAGTTAGCTATTCTAGTTTCTCTAAGATACTCATCAGATTTCTTCAATCCGAGTTTCTTAGCTTGCTTAGTGACCTCGTAAACACTTCTGCCGAGGATCCTGGCAATTTGCTTATTCGAAGTGTTAGAATAAGCAACAGTCAAAGCCCTCGTCTGAGTCTCGTTCCAAGGTGTACCGGTATTGTCCTGCTCATTCTCCAGGAATTCGCCGTCAGCATTAAGGTTGAAGCCGTTGAGGATACAGGCATTCGCAAGGGCGTTCTCGGCTCGTTTCCAGTCGAGTACCTTCTGACCGATAATCTCGAAGCCGAGGTTGAATTTGTCCGGGCATTCGGAGAATACCTCATCGTCGACCTTGACAGGGTAGAGAATCTCCATAGCATTGCGCATGCGAGCATAAACTCCTCGAATAGTGTTCGTAAAGCGTTCTGCGATGTTGACGGCGTGGATACCGTTGTACTTATCCATCATCTCAGCAAAGCGTTCTACCGAGCTTACAAGCATACTACTCATCAGTTCAGACATCAGGAGCATTGTGTACATTTTATGCTCTTTGACGTGATGCTTGAGGAACTGGTTATCGATGGCATAGAAGCATTTCTGTACGTCAAGCTTCAAGTCATCCTCGATGTTATCAGTCATATCCATCCAGAGTTGGGACATACCGCATTCCTTCATATAGTGCATGAAGGCATCGATGAGTTCGTCAGAGCACTCCTTTGCTTCCGTGATTCTCTTCTTAGCCTCGAAGCGGAAGATTTTCTTGTTCTCCTTGATGAGGTTGTATGTGTCTGTAATCTGGGTCTGAACGATTGAGGCAAAACCACCGACCATAGAATAGAAGAGCATATAGAAGCGATTCACCTGCTCTTCGGTTGGTACTTTGACCGGAATTCTAGCCAATACCGGTCTAGAGTAATTCGGGTTCCATCCGGTCTGCATGCTACACCTCCCTCTCTACAGCCAATGCGCAACTGATACAGAAGACCATCAGGAGCGAAAGGAAAACGTGTTCAACCATAAAGCAGATGAATCCGTAACCTGCGATGAATGCTGCGATAACGAGCAGGATCATTACTATTGTATGTTTGTATTTCTTCATATTTACTTTGATTTAATGTTTCCGTATGCAGCCATATAGCTATCGAGCTGCTGTGTTGCGCGTACCAGTTTCTGATTGTAGCTATCTCGCTCTGCCCTAGCCTTAGAAATGAAGACGAAGCTAACGATGAAAGATATTATTACCGTTACCACGATGAACAACCAGGGCAGCTTGTGTACTGCCTTGTTGATTGCTCTACCTATGTTTCTTAGGATAACCCAAGAATAAACTCCGATGAACACTACCGCTTGTTTTGTGGTTGCGTTCTCAATACGTTCTTTCTGTGTCATAATTCTAAAATTTACTTGGTTCGGTTACACCAGTTATCAGTTGATTTCCAATAACCAGCCATCCATATTTCTTTCTTTGTTGCATCAGGATGCTCGTTAAGCCAATCCTCTGCCATTTTACTTACGTCCGCCATCTTTGTCACGTTTTGATTCTCTTTCAAGCTTTCTGTTTAAAACCTCAAGAGGTGATTTCTTAATATCAATACCTTTCAGCCGGCAGTACTCTTCATAAGATACGGCGTTTCTCCTAGCTTCTTCGTCCGCTTTCTTCTGACGTAATACATTCTTTTGACTCTCAATCTCGACTCTCTTCTCGTACACCTTACACATGTACTTGTCGAGAGCGATGAATAACTTCTGTGGATTTAAAGTCCTGCCGACATAAATCTCACCGTACTCACCAATGGAGAATTCATAGAAGAATCGTGTAAGCTCTCCTGGAGATACATGGTAATATTCCTGCCTGATACGCTGTGCAATCGCCTTGAACTGATAAGGTGTAGTAGCATCGAATGCACCTATAACCATAAACAGGTCAATAACCATTGTTTTGATCCACCATTCGCTTGCTCCTTCCTTGAAATACTTGTCGATTTCCACGAACGAAAGTCCGCCGTTCTTTACAGAGTCATACACCGTAGGAACGCTGCTGATTCTCTTTTGAAGAGTCGGGTATTTATTCAAGAACAAAGCGTATTGCGCGCCAAATTCCTCGATTGCCTTTTTGTACTCATCCGGCAAGGATTGAGTTGATCTTATTGAAAGTTCGTTGCTGCTGTTCATAACTATTTATGCTATTATTTTTCGGAGCGTACAACCCGGAATAGTTGTTTCCCATAGAATGCTCAACGATAACCTTTGCGTATTCTGGATTTCCATTTGACAACTGTAGAAGTTTCTTTTTAAGAGCTTCTAACCCACGAGGCTTGTAAGTCTGATGCTTTTCTTTCTTGTATGCAAGCCACATTTCAAGAGCTTCCTGGCAAGGATAAAACTCCTCTTGCTGCCCTTCTTCCTCAAAGTCAGATAAATCTTTTCCTAACGAGAATGCAGCACCCAGACAAAAGATTTTCTGCTTTTCCAAGTCATTCGGGAATAACTCGCCTGACTTCTGTCTAATTTCTTTAGGTAACATCATTATTTATAAATATTGTTTGGAATTCTGAATATCATGTTCGATGTGCAGAAGCGCTATATACTCTTCAGAAGAGGGAATATAAATGCCGGCTACGTTACTAGCCCAGTTTCTGAAACGTTCGATAGCCACAGACAGCTCTTCTTTCGTAAGCTTTGCGGTTGATATTACGTATTCCCTATCTGTTCCGAGCAGATCATCGCGCTTCTGCCGCACGAACAAGTCTCTATTGACGATCCTCTTGAAGTAACAGGTCTTGACTTCATCTAGAGTGTTGCCGGTCTGCAAGCCGAAGCAAGCGAGGATTGTATGAAGGTACTTCAACTGCTGAAGTGTCTTTGCCTTCTTTTCCACGACCTCTACCATACTCTGCTTCTCAATCAGCTTCTCTATCTTCAGTCTGAGATTCTGCACTTCAAGAGGATTCTTGGTGTTATACATCATACACTATTTCTGCGTTGAATGTATCTTTAATCAGCTTTAGCTTCCCTTCTAGGCTAGAATGGAAGATCATCAGATTTCCCTTGTGGCTGGGCTGGAGGCTGGACTGGTGGAAACGGATTGCTTGGATTCGTCGGGTTAGGAGCTCCAACCATAACTGCCTGTTGTGCTGCTTGTGCTGCCTGTGCGCCAGCCTGAGGACTCATGTTGTAGCCACCCTGCATAGGAGCCTGCTGACCCGGACGAATAATATTCCAAGCCTTGATACTATTAAACCAACGGTCCTGATATTGTCTTGCATCAATATCAAACTGAACAGTGATTGTCTCACCACCCTTGATATTAAACTGTGCAATCCTGTCAGCACCGAAAACCTCGAAACAGAGATGCTTTGGATATTGCTCCTGTGTTTCGATTACAAAAGACTGTGATTTCCATTCTCCTCGCTGCGACGTTCCAGAACGCTCCGGAAGAATGGCAATCACGACACCTGTCATTTCCATGTTAATCAATTTTTGTGTTATATAAATACTGAGTTAAGCCTCTGAGTTCGCACCAATCCAAGAATTGGTCTAGGAGGTTATGAATATCCTGCTCCATCCCATCGTATCGATAGACACGGATAGCCGGAGTGTAAGGTATAAGCGGAAGACCACGAACATCATACCCGTGTTTTTCGAGCTTATAGCCATCAAAGCAGAATAGGTCAAAATCGAAGATGTCTGCACCGAACATATCAAGATAGAATCTCCATTGACAGGAATCGTAGTACTGACTATCAGAAGGAGCACTATACTTTGTCTTAATGTCACGGAGCTGCAATCCGTTTACCATATCAGCACATCCGGTTACTACGGCTCTGCCATAGTCTTTGTACTTGCGTATCTCATGGAATGCCTCAATGTTTTGGTAGCGGTAGTCCAGGGCAACCTTAATCTGTGAAAGGTCAAGCGTCACAGGGTATCCTTCTATATCAAAAGTTCTGCCCTCCGGCACAGGTTCCTGCTTTTCCTTACCATAGTAAGTATACGTTCGGTAACCGGCAGAGGCTACGACACAGGGTTGACAACCAGTCTCAACGATGGCGTGAAACGCAGTTCCAACCCTAGCATACTCATTGCCCTGGAACTCACCAACAATATTATCAATAACGCTCTGCTCCGTTACCTCAAAGTTGTCATGTTCACTCTGTTCGATGTATCTTCTAAAAGACTCTATAGTTGTCACTCTGACGAGTGGCTTGCTACTTTTTCCCATCGTTAGCAGGTTTAGCCTCTTCCTTCTTCTCTGTCTTCTTGGCGGCAGACTTTTTGTCCTCGGAAGGCTTAGTGAACTTGTTGCCAGCAAAGACGAATCCCTTTGCAGTGAGAGCGGTGTTGATCTCGTTAAAGAACGGCTGCTTCATAATCTGTGGGAGTTCCTTGCAATCAGCCAGGAGTTTTGCAGCAGACTCATCATCCTCGACCTTCGCAAGCTCTCCACGCAACTTGGTAATAAGCTCGTTTGCCTTGCGCTGTGCCTCAGACTTAGACTGAATAGACTGCTTCACCTTCTTGATGATGTCTGCCATAAATGTTGAAAACTCAGGAGAAGTAGCATCAGGAATCTCCGTCATCGGAATCTGGGCGACATTCTTGCCGACGTAGTTATCATTCGGCTCGAAAGAAATCGTACGCATCGCATTAATGAGAGAGATGAATCCTACCTGGTCCGCAATACGGAGAAGCAAATCCTTGGACTGGCCAGTACAATCTGGAGAATGCTTGACTATATCACCCTCTGTCTGCTCCTTATCGTGGCAGATGAAGATAATATCAGAACCATTCTGACGAAGAACATTAACGAACGCTTTGAAGTCATCAGCCATACGGCCAAACTTCTTCAGTGTATTCTTTGCCAGCTTATAGTCAGTCTGTACTGCATAAGTTGAGAGATAGTCATCAAGCGTTGCTTTTGCGGTATCAACGATGATTGTCTTGTAGGAGCTCATATCATTCTGAGCGCACAAGATATCTTCCCATCGGTTGGCTACGAGGGTATCTACTCGCTGAACACTGCGGTCATAACCTCTGTCCGTATCTACGAGCAAAGGAACCTCTGCTGTAGTTGCAACTGATGTTTTGCCTGAACCAGGCTGACCATAAAGAACAATAATAACCGGACGTTCTGGAGTAACGTCATCCTTTTTAATAATTGGCATTTTATTTTTTTTTGTTTTAAAATTAATCACTCGTACCTCCAATCCCAATGCCTGCAAACGTAGTCTCCAGAGTTACTAGCCTTTGGGTCGTCGCATAAACCTAGCAGGATGCAATCGTGGCAGCTTCTCTTATAGAATGGAGCGATTTTACTGTTTGCCATAGCTTTTTGGGTTTAATGTACTCTATTAATGTAACAGAAGTAAGTTTCCACGTTAACCTTTTCTCCCTTAGGAGTAACCCTTTCGTAGTGTCGTGGAATCTTACCGAGCTTTCTTCCCGTACCCTCTATATAGTCCAGGAAGATAGCTCTAGCCGCCAGAGTTCTAGCTTTCTTTGTGTCGAGTTCCATCAGACAGGAATGAACCTCTCTCAGATGGACCACGGCAGCAGCTTCACCCGGCGGCATAGATGCGATGATTTCGTTGATTCTACCCATTATACCTCCATAATAGGAATCTCGGGACAGTGCTTACGAATTTTGTCAAGCTCCGCATTGATGATCTTGTCGCGGGATTCTTCGATGATACATTCTGCATCAGCAGAGATAAGCGTCAGCAATGCCGTATTGCCTTCAACGTGAGCGATAGTCTCGATAGAGAGTTTCTCTGGCTCGGCGCCCTTGAAGATTGGAACGTTGATAACGAACGATGGAGGAAGGTTAGAGTCTACAGCCTTCTCGTAGTTGTCAGTTACAGAGCCATTATCGTTGAGTTCCTTCTTGATTGTTGTCTGAACCTTTGCTGAAAAACTCTTGAGGAGATTGACGAGTTCCATGTTCTTCTCCTTCGTCTCGAAGTAAGAACGGTTGAGACGGAAGAAGTCGCCAAGCTGTACTGGTGTCCATAACTGACCGTCGTTGATATGGAATCCCGTAAACTGTCGAGACAGCTGAATTGAGCCTACGACAGTCTGCTTAGTTCGCTCATCGTTCTCGTTTGTTACAAGAACAACGGCAAGTTTCTCTCGATCAACAAGGATATGCGTATGCTCTTTGTCAATCTGCTCTGTACCCCAACGCTTTTCAAGGAAAGCATAGATACAGGTAATGACGCCGTGCACCTGAAGGTTAATCGGCTCCTTGACAGGAAGCTTATAAGGGTTCTCATTACCAACCTCACGGATAACAAGCTCCGCAGAAGTCTGTCCCGGAGCAAAATTTACTTGCATTTTTTCATTGTCCATTTTATATAAAATGTCTAAAAGTTAAAACAAAGTGAAAGCAGACTACATAGCCTGCTTGTCACGGATAATTGAATACATATTCTTAGGGAGTTCGTCACGTGTTGCCGGACGGGAAGAAACAAGATTGCCCTCCTTGTCATAGAAGGCTGTCATTTTAGAATCACGGTCAACGAACTTGTAAACCTTCTCGTTAACCATACTGCCCTTCTGCTTGATTTCCTTAAGGAGAGAAGAAATCTCTTCCTTGATAGGCTTCAGCTCTGCCTTTTTCTGCTCACGGAAATCCTTGATTTCCTCCTCGATGTCTGAGGCACGTGCGGACTGAAGAGCAAACAGATCCTTCTTCTTCATCAGCTCATCAGAGTTGAATCGCTTGACGAACTCCATCTTTTCTACGGAATCAGCGTTGTTGGCGAGGAAATCCTCACGCTCCTCCAGGTCCTCGTACTCGTGACCGAGTGTTGCTGCAATAGTTGCTTTTTCTTTTGCCATTGTTATATGAATTAATGTGTTAATACTCGGCGCCAGCGTCCACGCTTAAATTTCTTGTCCGCGTGGATTCCGAACAACTTTGGTGTTGTGACACCATCCATCATAGGAAGCACATTGCCCTTCTTCAAAATACTTTCGAAATGTGAAGAAGTGACAGGAGCGTGGCAGATGATGTTCTTCTGAACATCATACAAGTTGCAATACTTTGATACTACACCCATTACTCGCCCTCCTCTATTACTTTCAATAACTCACGGAGACCTTCAACGCCTGGCATCTCTCCGTTTTTTACTTTCTCCTTGAGCTCATCAAGCTTCTTAAGCTTGTCGAGGTAAGCGTTCTTCTTGTCATCAAGCGCTTTTAAACGCTTGGTGATTCCCAGTTCCTGGTTGTCACAGAGAATGGTATCCAATGCGATGCCGGCGAAAAGGTTCGTATTATTCTCCTTCTTGCCTTCGTCATCAATCTCGTCGATATCACGAGTAAACTGGTTCTTGCCGTCGATAACCTTCTTGATTTCGTCAAACTCAGAAGGATTCTTCGAGATGTCGAATGCTCTGTCAATAAGAGCCTGCTTGTCAATTACTACACTGACGATAATTTTGTCTTTGTCCATAATTCAAAATATTTTAGGATTAAACTACTATTCCTCCTTATCCCAGCCAAGGGATTTTGTGATAAACGCACCTGCTGCGAACATTAGTACCGTCAGCAGGAAACTATTGATAATGATACTCATAGTTGAAACTTTTTGATTGGTTTCTTGCCGAACAGCAAGTGGCAGCAGAGATTGATAATCTCCGCCGCTACGACAATGATCAGCATAAAGAATAGATATACAACAACAGAATATTTTCTCATTTTTACACCTTATTATATAATAGTACAGTCAGAAGGAGGGTAATCAACGATTTTCCACTCGTTCTTCTTTATCTTGATAGCCTTGCGGAATATAACGACAGAATCGCCGTTGTGACGTTTTCTGTTGTGGGCGATAAGTCTTGCTACGACAGCCTTAGTCGTTATCGAGAATTCTCTGAGCTTTGATGTGTAGAGGCTCTTGACATCGCATATCACAACCTTGTCTCCTTCCCGGTAAACGAAGTCGGCGGTATAGTTGTGGCCGTAAAGCAGTGACCTTCTCTCATACTTGACCTTAGTTTTGAGCTGCTTCGGTTTCAGCATCCATACCGGATTGATTGCCGTTATGGTTACCTGTCTGTGGATGCAGCTTATGCCAGGATCATCGAGGATGGTCTGCAAGTACAGGTACTCTTCCCTGGAATCGTATTCGTTCCCGTCTGGAGCAAAATACTTCTTAGAACCTACTCGTCCCATGCCGCACCCGCCTCCTTAGCAGGATTCTTGTAGAGATGATTGAACGCTGCCTCGCCGAAGCGCTGCCACTTACCGCTGCCCCATTGTACGAGATACTCGTCTCTGACAGCCTCCTGCTTTCCTTCCGTGTACTCGGGATTCAGGTGAACGATAATGTCCCTTCCATTCTGTTCAATACTCTCGACGCATTCTAGCTTCTTGAGTTCCCTGATGTTCTCCTTGCGGATTCTTATTGTCTTTTTTACCTTCATCTATAGAGACCTCTCCGATTAGCCTACCACGCAAGGCAGGAGAGGTGATTACACGTGGTATGGTATTTTTTGAAATTCAACTCAAAACAATCGGGAGGAGGCCGAGTTGACGACCTCACTCCCTTCTTGTACCATTAAAAACTAAAAAAAACTTATGACATATTCATTACTGTGCCTCGTGCAGGAATCGAACCTGCGACTTACGCAGTCCCATAGGGTGACTACAGCTCTAACCAGCTGAGCTAACGAAGCAAGCCTCCTACTTTCACAAGCGGGAGGAGTATTTATGGAATATAATTGAATCATTTATTGCTGAACGCCTTCAGACCCTAAGATAATATAAAACTAATAAACCTTCCATGAACAAACTTATAGTAAACCCAGGGGAGACTCGAACTCCCAACCTCGCGGCTGATTCCACGGCTCTATCCAGTTGAGCTACTGGGCTAGTTTCAACGTTTTAATTAAAATTTAGGAAAAATGAAAAGTATCTTTTGGAGTGGCGGATGGACTCGCACCATCGACCTCCAAGGGCCTTCCCCTGGTGCTCTGCTACTGAGCTACGCCACCTGAATATATATCAACTACGCACAATGGGCTATTTTAAGGCGCCCGATACTCACGTACAGAGCGCACGAAACTAAAAATAAATCTAAATAATAAAAATACGATCACCTCCTCGCCAGGAGAGTTAACCAGAACGCATTTTAAACTAAAATTATACTCACAATTTTCATTCTTCGTGGATCTGGGACGAGTCGGACGTTCCTGTCTCCGGATGATGTCCCCGGCGCTCTACCGTTGAGCTACAGATCCGTATTGTGCAGCCTATCTTCACAGACGAGCTGCAACAGTTATGCAAAAACATTAACAAAATATCTATAGAAACAAGATATGAGCCTGTCTTCACAGACAGATGTCACACCGAATTATAAAAAAACAGCGTAGAGGCATCGTTGTGCCTCTAACCAAATCCAAAAGTAATCTATGGGAGATGAAGAGGGACTCGAACCCCCACCAACGACGATAAGAAATCGGTATCATCTAGTTGTCGCCGTGCTTCCATTACACCAATCATCTCTTTGATCTGAATTAGCAAGAACCTCAAGTCTGTGTATTCTACACCTTATATATAATATAAGAGGCTTGCCAACGCCAACCATTCTCGATGGTGGACTTGCATGGCCATAGGGTTCTTTGACTCTCCGGCGCCGGGGTTATAGGTCCAGGCACCTTCGGCCAGAGATTTACATCTTCTTCTCATTGATCCTCCGCTTACCACGACAATTCTTCGTTCCGTGGCAGTTCGGCGGATGGGAAATTTATGAAAGAGTAAATCATGTCTAACTGGTCTTCCGTGCTACGTGCGTTCCTTCTGGGCATCTTCGCTATAGGTTCCCGACCTGAGATAATTAAATCCGCTATACCCGTACTATCTTACACGTACACTAACGCTATAATGCGCTATATGTCCAATATGTCAAAGAACTACTTCTCCAATCCTTTCCGAACCTCTCCCGATGCAAGATTGTAGCTGCCCGAACTACCTACTTTATAAGGTCGTGGGCTTATCTTTGCACCGTTTGAGATACACACGAAACGGAATTAGTAAGAGAGTGTGAACCAGACGAGATTCGGACTCGTGACCTATCCCTTAGGAGGGGATTGCTCTTCCGCTGAGCTACTGGTCCATTTTGGAGCGGACTAACCCCGCTCCGTTATTCACCGCTGTGAACTAAGCTAACAATACCCAACTAACAATGATTTTTTTTCATTAAAGCAACAGAAACCCTCACGGGCAAATTCAAATTATATGAAATATGTTAAAGTATTCTATTCTTGGACATCAACATACCTTGTGTCCTTCAATCAGCTCATCAACATCAGACTTTTTGAAGAATGCGGTGTTGCCTAGCATGTAGTGATGAATCTGGCCGCTCTTTCTCAAGTCGTGTATGTATCCTGTGCTCATACCAATATACTTGGCGAACTCTTTTGTTGAGAGCCATATCTTTTCGACAGGCTCTACTGATACTTTCTTACGAGGCATAGGCTTAATCATCATAAGACCCATCAGGGTTACATACGCATAAGTCGTGAAGCCTCATATTTATGCTTCGCAAATTGCGATAGGCTGCTGTTAGGTTTTGAATCAAATCTAAAACCTGTGACTCCGAAAGGTATTCCATTGATATCGTTTTACCATCTTCGCCTCTATCCGATGTCAATTCGTTTACTATGACACCTAAAACACAAGGACAAACCTCTCCTTCTTCATTAGTAGAATGAATAACACCTGTAACAATTTCACCGCCGTCGCAAGTTTCGAGGACTTTGAATCTAAAGTTGTTTTTCATTTCAACAATAGAATCTACCAATGGTTTATTCGCTACAACGCTCTCCCCACTATTTTTAAGGTGCTTATTGATAGCCTCACGAAATTCATTCTTTTCTTTTTTATTCTTTACTCTCATATCCTTAATATTTAAAAAGGTTTATACTTATTATCATACATCTTCAGTAGATGACGATAAACGTCCCAACCATTCTTAAAAATGCCATTTTCAATAGACATTATAAGATAAGATTGAAGTTTTATATACTCTTTCTGCTGTTCCTCGGTTGCGAGTTTGTTACGAAGCATCTTTTCATGTTTGCCATAAACGATGCAATTAATGCCTTTTCCAATATGCTCCATCAACTCTCTCATCTCGTTCTTGGGAGTTATCTTAGCCAATGCAGCTGCGAGTTTCTTGTAGTCCTCGCCTACTTCATCGCGATACCTAAGCATCTGATCGTACACAAACTTGATAACTTGAACCTCAAAACGAGGATTAAGCCACATCGCAAATTTCATGAAGAGTATCGGGTGCATCCAAGTTCCTCCACCTCTATCAAGTCTTGCCTTGGATTTTACATAGGCAGAATTTTGCCCATCTAAATTTTCCTCTTTTACGAGAGCATCCAGGAACTCTTTAGTATTTTCATTCTCGAAGAATTTCTTGACCTCCTTCTTTTCTCCCGTCGCGTTGTTCCACGCTTGCAAAAGAACAGTAGCGTTAAACATCCCGTCCTTTGTCCTCTGAAAGACTTCGTAATCGCCAATCTTTCGAGCCATAAGTTGGTTCGTTTTCATTTCTTACACCTCCTAATTTTAAAGTTTACTACTCAACCGGAACAGCCTCGATGACCAGCGTCTTGTTTTCAAAGTTAGCCTTCGTTCTGTACCTGGCCACACCTTCAGGCGGTTCAGTCTTGCCGATCAGCCAAGCATACTGTCGAGCCGACATGATAGCTTTTGCTGTCTCAAACACAAAAACCTCGATTTTTCCAGGCTTTATGCTCAGAATGTCTGCCTTTGTCAACTTTTTCATATTGCTTTATTTAATATTAACTATAATTATTTGGAGGTTTCGCGGAAAAGTCGTATATTTGCAGTGCTAATGTAAGATACGGCATTTTCGGTTGCTTTGGCCTCCGTTTGTGTCAGTGTTGTTTTATTGCTTTAACTGAATCACGAGTGCAAAGGTAATATAAAAAGGCGAACAAAACAAATCTTTTTTGAAAGAAAGTCCGCCTTTTGTGTTCTTTTTAACACTTTTCTTGATTCTAGTTGTATATACGAAACTAAAAATAAAAGATTATGAACGGAGTTATAGAAAGAGTTGCCGAATTGATCAAAGAGTTGGGGCTAACACCGAATGCTTTCGCAAAAGAAGTCGGTCTTGGTTCGTCCAATCTAAGTAGAAAACTGAAAGGAAGTACGCCTTTTACCGTAAAAGACTTCGTTAAAATCTGCGATTCGATAGGCGTAAACAGAGAATGGCTCGAAACCGGAGAAGGCGAGAAACGAACCTATTCATTAGGATTCGATAAAGATTCGCTTAACCGGTCAATCGATAAAGCTTTTACCCAATGCGCTCACGGAGACGACGCAAAGCCTTTCTATGACGTAGACTTTGTATTGGGCTTTAGTGAGATGTATAACGACTCTCCTAACGTACCAACTAAATACATCTCTGTTCCTGGTTATGAGAAGACGGATTTCTGGTGCCGAACATCAGGTGACAGCATGAAGCCCCTTATAAGCAATGGAGATATCATAGCTCTGAAGCAGATTCTTGATTGGAATGAGTTCTTGCCTATGAACGAAGTGTACGCCATTATGACGACTAACGACCTCAGAACAGTGAAGATCATCCGCAAGGGTTCGGACGAAGAGCATTTCACTCTTCACTCATACAACGAGGAGTACGAGGATCAGGAGATACCAAAGGAGGCTATAACGAAAGTGTTCAAGGTTCTTGGGTCATTAAAGGCAATATAATTAATTATAAATGTTGATATTATGAAGAGAATATTAATCATATTAACAGCAGCATTATTCTCCAGTGCTTCTTATTCGCAAGTAGTAATGGGAAGAGACATATGCACAACCAGCAAGAAATACGCAGCTTTCCTTGCGACAAGGGGATACAAACCTTACGAAACGGTTTCTGGAGTAAAAAAGTTCAAGGTAAAATTTGCGGGTTTTACTAACGTAAGAGAAGAAGTGCATTACGACACTAGCAACGACTCTATCACGCAAGTAAAGTTCATTTTCGAAAATAGGACTCAAAGCGAACTGGAGGACGCATACTTCACACTTCTCAAGCAATACAAACAGAAGTACCCTGAAGGGGAAAACGGGGACATGAAATGGGAAGGAATTGATATGTATATGTGGCACTACAACCCATCCAAAGGCTCGAAGAGGTCCATATATCTAAGCATAGACAACATCAAGCATGAGATGCAGGTGCAATACTTCTCAAACTACGAAGAGAAAGAAAACAAGAAAATAGAAATAAGTAGTGATATATGAAAACAGCTAAAGAAATCCTTGACGGGAAAATCTACAATAGATTCGATCTAGCAAGAGCTTGCGAAGATGTAGCGCGCTTTTTCGAAGAATCGGAAGCGAGTTCTAAGTTAATAATCAGCGGGAAACAATTTGATGACATAAGACCAGACGCAGACTTCTACGGATACTTTATGTACCAAGGTGACGAGGCCGTAAACAAACTTGTAAACTCTAGAATAGCAACAGAAAAGATGGGGTATATCGGCTTAGACTTTGCCTTAATAGAAACAGAAAGCTCTTGCGTCAGAAAACTTGTTGATGAGCTTAGAAAGAATAAATTCTACGCAGAAAGAGTTTGCGCAGGGATTTATGTTGTGACAATAATATAATTTTTGTGAGTAATATGTGAGTGAACAATCATTAATTGCATTGAAAATCATCAGTATCAGTACATTACCAATACATACGAGAGTCTTCCCAAGCCTGTGAGGCGGGTTCGACTCCCGTATCTCGCTCAAATACTGATAATCAGCCACTTACATTATTTTTCACCATTAAAAACATAGTAAAATCCATCATTTTCAACCACAAAATAGGTACAAAATCGTGCATAATGTACGCCAATGTGAGTAGTTTTGTGAGTAATATGTGAGTAAAATTGAGTTGTGAGTAAAATTGTGAGTAAAATCTGTGAGTAAGTATGAATAGCATCAAGACATACGTTGAAGGAAAGTCTCTCAAGGTTTTCTTCATCATAAGTTACAACGGAAAGAGATTCCAGGTCTATACCGGAATCACGAGTACCGTCAAGTTCAGCGGGATGATCTTCCCGAAAAGTGTTCCGAACGCAAGAGCCAAAACGGCGATGCTTGCAAGGCTATTTGCGTCCGTGGAGGAATATATCTATATGAATGGTGATCTTCCGGCAGCAAGGATGAAGGACGAAATCAAAGCCATCATCAACGGAAGGGCAGCATCTGTAGAGAAGAACATCCTCTACTACATCGATGAGTTCATCAAGACCAAGGCCAAAGACAGCACCAAGGAGATATTCCTCAGAACGAGGAAGAGGATTGAATCCTTCGATGAGCATGCGGATTTCGACAACATCGACAGGGACTGGCTCGAAAGATTCCAGGCACACGAGCTCCTGAAAGGGCGCATGAGCGGAGGAATCGCCATCGACCTCAGAAACATACGTACGGTGTTCAACTGGGCCATAGACAACGAGATTACCACCAAATATCCTTTCCGTAAGTTTTCCATCAAGACGGAGCGTCAGCAGTACCTGTATCTGAGTGCCGAAGAGATGAGGGAGTATCGTGACTTTCCGGTAGAGCCTTTCATGGAGAAGTACCGTGACTTGTTTATGCTCGGGTTCTACCTTGTAGGCATCAACCTGTCCGACCTGCTCGAACTTCCTGCTGACTGCATCAAGAGAGGGCGCATCCAATACAAGCGCAACAAGACCGGCAGACTCTACGACATCAAGGTTGAACCGGAAGCGATGGAGATCATCAGGAAGTATAAAGGAAAGAAACATCTTCTGTGCATCCTGGATGACGGAACGAAGGAATCAAGCTTCCGAAGAACGCTTGGAGATTACCTGAAGAGAATCGGACCTACCGAGATGAAGAAGAACAAGCGTGGCGCCTTGGTCAAGAAGGAAATCAAGCCACTTCACAAGGATATAATATGGTACACTGCAAGAAGAAGCTGGGCCACCATAGCGGCGAGCATTGATGTTCCGAAGGAAGTTATCGGCAAGGCTCTGGGTCATAGTGAATGGGATTCATCCACCACCGACCTTTATATTCAGTTCGACAATAAGAAGATAGACGAGGCGAACAGAAAAGTCATCGACTATCTGAACGGTTAACAAAGAAAATCCCCACGCCATCGGAAAATGACGTGGGGTAAACCTATAACCTAATAATTGCTTATGACGAATAATTCAAAATCCTAAAAGAGATGCCCGGCGCCGGGAGTGAGTCCGAACGCCGGGCGGAAGAGTGCTATTTGAATGTGTTAGTGCAAATATACGAACTTTTTCCGACATACGCAAGAAAACTGCTATTTTTTAGCGTACAATTCGTTCAATTCCTTGGTGAGCTCAGAGATCTTATCCGAAATTTCACTGATTTCCTTGTCGGTACGATTCATCACTGATGCCAGTTCTTCCGATGTTATCTTGTATTTACAGTAATTCAACTTTGCATGTTCACATTCAAATTGTGCATTCCTCTTCTTTACAAGAAGGCTGTAAAGGTCAATTAGTTTCTGTCTCCAAGCGCATCGCTTATTGGCGGCATCTAACACTTTCTCTGTATCGTTCCGTCTCCAGTTGGCTTCTATCAGCTCCTTCTTCAGCTTCTCGTTGCAGCGGAGGGTGTAGCAGACTTCGGTAATTAGAAAGGTCATCACAAAGTATTGCGCAAACCCCTTCCAGAATCCCATATAAGCCTCCGCTACTGTGAGGCAACACCCGAAGACAATGCAAACGACAAAGATGTCGATGCGGTCGAAAATCATTTTTAGTCTTTCTTTCACACGCTACAAATCGTTTTTATAATTATTGGTTACAATCCAGGAGCTCATTACAATGTTGAATATCAGCAGGAGAACAATGATAGCCCAGTACTGCCCGTCGGTAAGCTCGATGGTAAGGTAATCAAAATCCTCGAAGTTCTTTCTGTGCCATTCCTTTTCTACAATCGGACCGATATACTCGGCGTACTTTTCGAGATTTACAGGATTGCTCATAAACCAGTCTCTACTCTTAACGCCTACGACCGGGCTATCACACCATGAAAATGCGTTGCACCACTTGACATTCTTGTTCTTGTCAATACCGACGCACACAACAAGCTCATTCTTGTTGCCGCCCTGCCAGTATGAGCGCTGCTTTTCTACGATTTCTTCCGGCTTGTTCGTAAAGAACATGACGAACACCCTAAACTGCTTCCGCTCGCCATAGTATCCGTTCAGCCATCTCATCGCCTTCTCCTGGTTCTTCGGAATCTTCAGTCCAAGCACAGGGTTCTGGTCATAAAGAACAATATCCGGATACTCGAACAGTCCAAGCTTTCGCGCCTGCTGATAATCAATATCCTCAAACTTGAAAATAGAACGTGAGGCTTTGACTTTGTTCTTGTACTCGTGTTCCGAGGATAGCGTGTATGAGTTTTCGATGGAGCCATCCCACGTCCATTCCTGAGCATCACCATCCTTGGTGTAGTAATGCCTGTGCATGTCGATAAACACGCTTTGGGTTCCAAGAATCTTTCTGACTGCATTAAACTCGTTGTCGGTCATGAAGAACTCTTCTTTGTTTCTGGCATCAAAATAAGTCCAGCGCTCAGGGTGATTTTCGACATACGAACAATCGTAGCTCACGGTGTGGCGATGTTTTCCGCTTCCGACAGTCCTTGTGCATGCGCGGTGTATGTACTCATTCCAGGCATCGTAATGACGGATTCTTGTAACGTAGCTTCCGAGATACTCCGTGTCAGCAGCATTGGACTGCTTGAACACGAACTCCATGAGGATGCCTATGAGGATGGATGGAACAATGAGTACTGCGTATTCCCACCAGGTGGTCTGCTTCCTGAAGAAAATCAACAGGAAAGCAGCAACCACGAATGGGATTAGGAATATGAATATTTCCATAAGCCGTTACTTCTTGAACAGGTCTACGTCGTTATCCTCTCCAAGTTGCATGATCATCTTTGTCTTGGATGAGGAGATAACCTTGTATTCGATAGGTTTTGTATCGGAGATGAACCATTTTGCCGGATATGTCTTCACGAGCGTCTCGTGCTCACGGATGATATCGAGCATTCTCTCCTGTGATGTCTGAAACTCGGAGCGCTGAATCTCTATGGACTGCATGAGGTCCTTGTATAGCGAAACGTCGAAGTTAGGATTACTTTCCTTGATCCACTTCATAAGAGAGCCGTCTCCCTTTGAGTATCTGCCCTCGATAAGTTTCGGATAGATGGACTCGAATGCGGACTTGTACTCATCCGTAACCTGTGCCTTCTGCTGAAGAACCTTCCACATCTTGTCGTGAACGCCCTCAATCTTGCCACGCTGAGCCTCTGACTGCTGGCGAAGTGAGATTTCCTGGTTGTTGTAATGGAAATAACAACCGATAACTGAACCTGCGGCTAGTACTACTATTGCGAGTACTGATGCCAAAATAATGTTTTTTACACTCATATTATTTAAATATTAAAAATTATCCACTAGAACAGCTCTTTGATTCTTCGGAAGTCCTCGACATCCGGAACCGGGCAATCCTTCACCCACTCTATGTCCTTCACTTTCCACATAGACAGGTCGATGTCCTTAGGGAGAAGAGCCTTCATGTCTGCGAAGAGGTTGAGACGAAGAGAGCAGTCCGGATTGAAATTCCAGTCAACACAATGATTTCTCTTCAAGTCAAGCATCTTGGCGTTGATGCCAACGAACTCCTCGATATCCACCTTTTTGTGAGGGGTCAGGCAAATTCCATCGAACTCGTAGCTGCAATCTCTGAGAATATCGAAATCGAAGAACGCAGTATAGAGGTAGAACTTCGATTTCGGAAAGCCCATGGCGTATTGCGCAGCCTCGATACCTTCAACAAGCCATGTTGTCTTCTGACTGATACCAGGCAGAAGAGGTTCTCCACCAGTGATACTAATCTCATCATAGTCCAATCTGTCAACTACCGGAATCTTCTCGAAGTCGAACTGGTTATTGCAGCACATCGGACACTTGTTGTGACACTTTGCAGTCACCAGCAATCTTAGTTTCTTGTTCATAATCTCAATATTTTATTTATGTATATAACACCTCTATACCCATAAGAAATATGGGATAGCCAAGCGAGCCGAACCTTATTTTTTATCAACTACAATATATATAATATACCATAGTAGTTCGTACTCCTTGTAAAGCCAGCACAAGTCTTCTGATACCCACAGAGCTTTGCTCGTTATGGTTGGCTTTCTCATTTCTGATATGGGCACCCGTCGTGAGGTGACACGTTGCGGGATTTACACAACCATAATGTAACTTACCTGACAGAGCAGTTTTATATATCGGTCGATAACTCCGAAGAGGACTGCACGGATTGAACCTCGTATGTCTTTGCTTGAAACTTTGAGATAGGGTAAAGAAAAACCCTATCCGCCGTCTGGGTCACGCTCCAAACTTTGGATAGGGTATATCATTGTAGTTGAACTAATCAACTTCTAGATAAAACTTATTTATTTGCTAGCGCGTGACTTCTAACAAGCACTGCAAAGATACGACGATTATTCTTACCCTCCAAATGCCTGATTTGTGTCAAAAATCCGCTCATTCAAGTAAAAAGTAAAAACAAAACTCTCGAAAGTGCTGATTTGGCTAGATGTTTCGATTAGAGTAAAAACAGGAATTTGTGCTATTCATTAAAGTACTGAATATTTACATTAACCCTTTTTAAGGAAAAAGGGCGCTTTTCGGTGTGTTTTTAGTGGTGACTTTAAATAAAATAGCCGCCCATCTGTAAGTGGATAAGCGGCTATAGTGTACGACAAACTCCGATTACAGATGCCCTATATCCTCCTTGGATATCCAGGTTCCGTGACTCGGCTGTTTGTCAAGGGTACAACCGGTAAGGTCCTTCACCCCAAGCTCCTTGCATAGGTCCTCGTCGTGAAAGTCAGCGTAGCACCACCACTTTGTCTCTTTGGTGGCGGTATCCTGCAATTCTAGCACGACATGAGGATAAAAATGATGTTCTGTACTTATGACTTTGTACATATAAGTTAAATTCGTTAATTGATGTTGAAGAAATATTGTTTTCTGAAATAAATCCACTATCTTTGCACATGTCTTCGGAAGACTTTAATCGAACCTTTATGGAATTGAAATAAAAATAAACTTCCGTTGACGGTCAATTCTTCGGAATTGTGGATTTAAACGCTCATAAAGAGCAAATTTCTACTATCGTAGATGTCAGACTGTAATGGTCTGTGGTAGCCCCGGCTTAGGTCGGGGCTTTTTCGTTCTACTACAGTAGAGATTCACTTTAATTGCTTTTTGAGCAAATTAAATATCATATTTTCCTCTGCTTCGTCGAGGTTGTAACAGGCGTGAGGGAGGATGGTAGTTTTCTTGTTATCTCGATGCAAATAGATAATATTCGCATTCTCATGCCATGGACGTGATTTATAGCATCGCTTCACCATCTCCGAGAACGACGTGTTCTCGTTTCTTGCGAAGCTGGAATCCCAGGCGCCCAGGAGTGCAACGACCTGCTTCCAACTTAATTCGTTTAAGTTGATATTTCCATTTTCCTTCACCGTCTTTTCTAATATATTCTCCATATTCTTTTCGCTTAGCCGTGATGCGATAGGGCTTAGATGTTTATTAATTGATGTGATCGTCGATGCACTGGTCATGGATAGCATCTGCTAATGTCCAATCAGCCTTTGGATATTCTCCCCAGCCGGCTCCTTCGTTATTGTTAATATACCATAACTCATTATCTTCTTTGACAGTTGCCACATGGTACATATTGACACCCGTGAAAAATGAATCCTGGTTATGGTCGTAACATACATCAAAGGAATTATCATCGTTTTCACGATAACGATAACCTGTTTTGATCAACTCTTCTTCTAGCATATTGTTTGCGCTTAACCGTGTTGCGTAGGGCTTGGTTATTAATTGCAGGAGCCGAAGCTCCCTATTTTTGGCTAATCGGGGCCGTTTTAAAAATCCCCTCCTACCCTCACGGGCAAGAGGGGACGAAACACTTTTTTAACACGCCCGTATGGCCGATAGCGCAGCCTCATTTTTATTATGAAAAATATCTTTGGCAGGGAGTATTGCTACTCCCCGGGTTTGGCTAGTTGCCGTTAAAGATTACCTGGAATGGAATCGCAAGTTTGTCGGTATCAAGCGGAACCTCGCATTTGATTCCGTAGATAGAATCAAGATGGCCCAGGGCATATACCTGCAAGCTCATCTTCTCCTTGAACTTCTCGATGCTGTCATACTCGCTCTCCAAAACGATGTCTGAAGGGAACTCCTCAAAGTCTTCCATCTCATCAACATAACGCTCGTTGAGCATTCGAAGCTCGTTAGCGAAATCGTCGTACGTCTTGATCTTGTACTCAGCCGCATCCTTCCAAACATCAAGAAGCTCCTGCTTGAATTTCTCCTCACACTGCTTCTTTCCTTCTTCCATCAAATTCTCTGAAATTCCTGCTAACATAATTCTATAATTTATTGGTTAATACTATCTATCAGTAAATCTGTGAGCTGGGTAGCCGAAAACCAAGGTTCGAAGCGCACCTTTCTTCTAATGAGCTCCTTCTTGATGATTTCGGATACGCAAGAAACTTCCTTTTCAAGTTTTTCTGCCTTGCGCTCTGCCTGTCCCTGTTCTATCATCGCTCTGTACGTATCTTCTACATCGCAGATGCCAGAGAGCTTATCGAGTCGCTTTTTAAGTTTAACGTTCTCTCCTACCAGCTGACCTCTGCTCATATTTTCGAGTCTTTCTCTGTATGCTCGTTCTTCTTCTCTTTTCATTATTCCTCATATTAGTTAATAATAGCAGGAGATGGCTATTGGCCACCTCCAGTTTGGCTTAGTTCCTCATCGGGCTCGTCGTCGTCCTTATCATAGACTCCGAATAGCTTGAGGGTGTTGCTGTCGATTTCCGTCTTTCCGACGATGTAGCGCATCGTCATCTGAATGTTTGGCTTACCGTTGCTGGTATGGCCCATCATGACGGCAATCTGTTCCAATGGTACGCCTTTCTTGGAGAGATTCGTGGCGAACGAACGTCTGCCGGTGTGCGAAGAGATGAAGCGGTACTTCTTTCCGGTCTCCTCCTTTCCAGCCTTGAATACCTTCGTGTTCGCATCTATTCCGCATTCACGGCAAATGTCACGAAGAGTTCGGTTGAAGGTCATCTCGCTGATTTCGCCAGGGAGAGGCTCTGGGCCCGTGCCGCATACCAGGAACGGACGGAGCTTCTTGTGGAGAGGAACCCTTACCTCCGTCTTGGTCTTCTGTGACACATACACCAGGAAGTGCCCGGTATCATCGATGTTCTCAGGAGTTATCCTCTGGCAGTCGCTGTAGCGCGCACCGCAGAGGCATTCCATGAGAAACATGCGCTGAACATATCTCTTTGTTTGTCCTCTTGGATTGTAATTTATGATTCTGTTTATCTCCTCATCCGAGAGATAGACGGACTGTACGGGCACGGCCTTCGTTCTGAGTATCTTTCCGAACGTCGGGCTGTTGATCTCCTTTGTAGCATCGTTCTCACGTATGACCGCCTTGATGGTGGCGCATACGGTCTTTGCGGAATTTGGAGCGTAGTTCTCCTTGATCTTCTCGAAGAGGTCACGGAGGTTGTCGTCGGTGATGTCTTCCCACAATGGCTTGTGGCCCAACAGCTCCTCGAACATTCTCACGACCTTGATGAACTTCGGATACTTCCAGATGTAAGCTCCGTAGAAGGTGTTGTGCCTCCACGCGTTGTCGTGATAGTTGGCGAACCAGCCCTGCTTGATAGCGAGCTTGTACTTCTCCTGCTGAACAGGACTCAGCAGACGCTCCCAGTCTCTAGTCTTGATTCTTATTTCTTCTGTCATAATTCTAATATTTTGGTTACTAGTGGCAAAGATACTAAAAGTTTATAATATAAACCATCATCTTTGCCGTTTTTAACGCTAATTTAACCTTCCGAAGCGGTCTGTTTCTCGACTGATACGAGTTTTAGGGTAGAGCCCTTATGGTCATTCCACGCACGCATGTAGTCTTCCGCCTCATCCAATGCATCTTTATATGATTCTGCCCGGAATACGTACGGATTCTCCTTAGGAATGAAAATTCCATCATTGTAGGCAATCTTATACTTTGCAGCATAGACACCAATATAGCCGTTCAGCTCATCGTTCAGACTAGTAGCGATGTCTGCAAGAAGGTCAACGGGTATATCGTCATCTGTAGCTTTTGCTTCCGGGAATTCAAACCCTATAGAAGTGCATCGGCTATGAATGATAGGGATAGCCGTATCGCTGCCGCCTACCTCTACTATGTTCACCTCCCTGTTGTCGTCGGCACGTACAGACCAATCGAACACCTTTCTGCTCACATTTTGCTCTCTCATTATCTCACGGATGGTGCATGCAAGTTCCATCTTTGCTGTTGAACGCAACTCATCAATCTTGTCTTTCAGTACTTTTCTATCCATAATCTTAATATTTTGGTTTAACTTGATGCCCACCGTTTTCCGGCAGGCTTGTTTGGCTTAGTCTTTTCTTTCGATATCTAGGCCCGTAAGCACGCCTTTCATATAGGCTAATGTCTCTTCCTTGCATTCCGATAGAAACTTCTGGCATCCATCAATGATAACGCCGTACTTACCGCTCGGATAATTCTGTAGAGAGCACGAGTGGTAATGCTTTCCGGATTTCTCCTCGATTTCTCCTGCGAGTCGCTTCCCTTCGTCGGTCTCATTTGGACGATTTTCTGGGTACTCATCGTAAAAATACTCGTGCCATAAATCTAGTAGCATATCCTTGCAATCCTCCATATCTTGCAAAATATCCGATAATTTGTATGGCGCGCCGTTAGTACCATGTCCATCCTCGCCAATCCATTTACTGGCTTCCTCGTCAGGATCGAAGTCGCTATAATATTGATACAACTTATCCATGAAGTCAGACTTATTGCCATTCTCGAACCAAATTGTGGCGATGAAATCTTGGTCTTGTGGGGAATACTTCTCTAACTCGACGCAAACCTCACCTCTTTCGTTAGGTGTATCGTCAACATTATAACTCCAGTCTAATTCCTCAGCTAATTTTAAAAAATCATTCATATTTTTAATTTTAATTGGTTAATACTAGGAGCGTGAAACAATAATGTTCCACGCCTTGTTCGGCTTTAAACCGGCAGAGACACGATATATTCCTTCTTCTTCTTTCGTGTTCTGCCCGTGACAGAATATCCGCAGATGTTTCTCAGAGAGAGAGCGGCTTCCGTCAGAAAAGGCTCGTTGACAAAGATTATCGGTTTCATCATATTATTCCGTACCATAAACTGATAGTCGATGAAGTCGAATGGGTCGTTGGGGTCTTCCGATTTCTTCTTCCAGATGCTTATGTCCAGCATTTCAATGAAGTCTCCCTCTGGTGGATTGTCCATATCAAGGAATCTCTTCGGGAGAAGCAAAATTGTTTCCTTTGGTTCGTGTGTCAAAAAGAAATCTGAAACAACGCTACAGAATATGTTTAGATTAAACACCTTCGGCTTCAAGCCCTTTGCCTTCAAAATATCATTAACGTTAATGATTTTTGTTATTGCCATAATTCAAAATTTTAATTGGTTAAACATTGTTCCCCGTCATTCCTGACGAGGATTTTGGCTAGTGTGCAAGAAATCCTACCGCCTGGCCCTTGCCGATGGACCAGCATAGTCTGTCTTCCTTCAGGCATTCTGTGCAGTTTCCGGTACATAGACGTGTTCCTTCCGGAGCAGACGTTCCGCTCTCGAAGATAGGATGCGCTTCTGGAAAACCGTGGCGGTTGTCCATATTGAGACCAAGCCATCCGCTGAATAGGATGTGCATGTTCTCGGGAATGACGTTTCCATCATCGATGTACTCGTTACATACATCGAACATTTTGGTGAACGCCAGGAACTTGGCATCCTTATGCTTGCGAGCAATCTCGCACATCTTGTCAAGATACCATTTGTTCTGTATGTCGCCACCGATGTGGAATCTGAATGCTCTAGGGAATCTGTAGTCGAGATACCCGTCAATCTCCTTGAAGTATCGTTCGGGATCCTCGTGGTAGATTGCAGAGTTGATAGCTCTCGTCTTGATAACCTCTTTATAGATGAAGTCGTTGCGAAGGTCGTAGCAGCTCTTCGCACAGATTGCACAGTTGCCGCAATCCATGACCGGGATAAGTGACAACGAAGGGATTGCTCCCAACTTTGTATTACCATCACTGATCTTGACGTGCAAGTCGCTGACGTTCTCTACTGCATCCTCATAAGCTGCCTGTGCCTTTGAAAGACGCGTCCTCATTCCTTCCTTACCTAATGTCCAGTAATTTCTACTCATAATCCTAATTTAATTGGTTAAACTTGGGGAACAAAAAACCGGCGTGTCTCACGACAGACCGGCTTGAACCATTTAAACAAAATCTAGTTATGATAAGGAGTCAGCCGCTGCTAACGACTGACCTGTTTGGCTAATCTACGTCCTTTAGGACATTCCAGTTGAAAGTCACGATAGCCTCGTTGTCATCAAGTTCAAACGAGATGATGAGTTGCTGGCCTTTCCTCTGTTCATCGATGTACTGCTTGAATCTCGGGAATAAGGATGAGTGGATCATCTCAAATGCGTTTCCTGTAAGATTCTTTACGATTGTACTGGTGAATAAATCGATGTCTTCGCAAGTTCGCAATATCTGAGGAATACATTTTGCCGTGACGACATTTTCCTTGATGGTTGCCATCACGGGGAGTCCGGCGATGAATCCGAGATACACATTTCCATTGAATGAATAGTTCTCGTCATCAAACATATTCTCTTTCCACCAGTCAAGCATAACATTCTTGTTATCTAGAGGTGCAGGAACAAGGGAATTCACATCGATTTTCTCTTTAATCTCTTTCATAATCATTCATTTTTGGTTAGACATAGAATCGGTTACCGAATCAGTAACCGACTTTTGGCTAGAATGGCTCCCGGCTGGCGCCTTACTATAAAAGTTCGATCGGAGAGCTTTAGCTCGAAGGATTACCTCCAGTGAATGCACTGGAGGAGATCCTTCGTTGCAGAAGCTATCGTAAAACATCTTTGCCGGGCCACCATACTACAAGCGGCGAACCTTACTACTTACTGGCGATTACCTTCTCGACCTTATCCTTATGCCACTCGTTAATCTTGCCCTGGATGTCGATATCGTTCTCTATAATGAGCTGCTTGAGAACACCGAGCATTCTCCAGCCCTGCTCATCATAGAGCTTTGCTTTAGACTCAAGCTCCTTCAACGAGTTGGCCTCTGACATCTTCCGTCCGTTTTTCCAGAATCTGGCTCCGTGGAACATAATGAGGTTTCTCATCGTGTAGTAGGAACCAGAACCTTTGTAGGCATTGATGAAAGCATCTGATTGCTTGGTTTCCCATGCGAGATGCTTGCGCTTCTTGTTGAACTTGTGAACTGCATCATAGAGCTGCTTGTATGTAGGGACAGCCGCCATCTCGTTAGCAATCTCTCTGAGAGGTGTGTAGACTTTCTTTTCCAAGTCGCTGACAAAGATATCCTTGTTCTGAAGACGTACGTAAGGATTACCCTTGCAGGTGTGCTTGAAAGATTTCGTCTTCTTTCCGTCCTTGTCTTTCTTCCAGATAAGATTGTCATCCACGTACTTGCGGAGCTTGCTGATGTAGTCAGTAGCCATGTTGCTGGCAACGTCTCCGCTAAACCATCGGCTTCTAGAACCGACATTATCAAAGTCTCCGTGCTCAGACATCTTTACCTGAGCATAGAGTTCGTTCTCCAACATGCGCCACTGGTACTCGTAGCCCTTGTGCTGTAACACCTCGTTGAATGACTTGCCGTCCTTCTCCATGTCTCGCAACATGTGGAACATCTGCGACATCACCCAGCGGCGGAACAACTTCCAGTTGTTTACGTATCCACCCTCGACAATCTTCTTGCCTACCGCATCGATGGTTGCATCGTCCATGTCTACAGGAACCGCTGCACCATTCTCGATCTTGATAAGCTGGTCATTTCCGAGAGGGAAGTACTTGCTCACGTCAACACCTGCTGCCTTCAGAGCTTCGAGACGCATCTGTGCCTTGGTCTTCTTGGTAGCTGCTGTAGCCTCTACATTGCTAGTTACGATGTTCAAGTTTTCTCCAGTGATTGTTACAATCTGCTTCATAAATTCTATTATTTTAATTGGTTACTAAAAATTTATTTAACTCTAGTGGATGAGGCTTACGCCCCACCCTTGTTTGGCTCAATCCAGTCTCTAAGGATAATCAGGTCCTTGTCGTTCTTGGAACGCCAGAACCACGTTCCCCATGAGTTATCCCACCAGAGGTTGCCTTTGAGTAGCTGAATCAGTACGTACAGCTCCAGCTTGCATCTCGCTACCTCTCGTCGCTCTCCGTACATCATATCTTCGTCTGAGAGCTCTTTCTCGGGCAAGGCCTTGAAGTAGTGCCGGCGATGTGATTCGGAGCGTTCTGACGGTACAGAATGCTTGTACGCTGCGTATCTCTGCTCGATGCCAACAAACACAACCTCGGGTGTAAGGTAAGGCGTGTCCTTCGGCTTGTCTTCCTCGGACATTACTACCTTGCCATTTACACGGCATGTTCTCTTCTGAAAGTTGATGGTGAACTTAGCACCATTCTCAACTGAATTGATGATTTCTTCGTATGTCATATTCTTAAAATATTGGTTAATAGTAGTGCGCTCAGAGAATCTGTTGCGTAACTATATGCTTTTGATATGTACAGTATTATAGTCCTGAGACTCCTGGATATAATCCAGTGATTCTCAGGATGCTGAATACTGTATTTACAATCGATTCTCCTTGCGCACCATTCGGCTCGCAATAACCTAGTCTGGCTCAACCTGACACGTTGCATTGCTTTAAGCTTTCGATTAAGGGCATGTCATTGTTATGAAGCCAACATCCAGGAAGCGAATGCTTCCCCATCCTTGGCTTCAGAATCAATGAAACGCTAGATGAACTCTCAGAACTTGCCAGACATCGCTGCAATGCGCATGACTTATCTCATGTATTATGTTGCATGGATATATGTTCGTGATTCGACCCCGTGTTTGGATACGGCCGTCGGTACAGATATGTATCGACGGCGGTATTCCACTCACGTGGTATTAAACCTCATACTCTTGATAAGTCGTGATGCAATTCACTTTGGTTGTGGCAGGTACACTTATAGGTCTGTTGCCTACCTCTATCTTGACGATTGAGGGATCTTGCAATACGCGAGATTGCTGGTATCACCAGCCATATCGCGTTGATACAGAGATCGCGACATAAAGAATCCCTCCTCGTGTACCTCGTTTGGCAATAACGTTGTCTTCATCTGAGAACGTGACACGTAGCTGTAGCAGCTTGATCTGAGGGATGTTAACCCGCCGGATGACGCTGTGGATTCACAGCATTAGCCGGCGAGCACAACATCACTCGTAAATTAACTCCCCTCTGAAGACTACCCTCGTGCTCGGGTAGTTCCCTGACCGATGGCTCGGCACAATACTTTATGTTTCTGATTTGACACAGGATTCGCCAGAATTCAGGATCCGGGTCACCGCTCATAGTTATGACGGTTACCAGGATCCGGACTTCTGGTTAAGAGACCTGTTGCGTAAACATTGCCATCCGTCAGGGATTGGTGGTGTGCGCCACCGGTGGAAGTAATACGGACTGGCACATTTCTGTACTTCATTGATGAGCTACGCCTTGTGCGTCATACGAAGGGCCCGAGGTGTCTCAAGTTGTAAACTTGGATAACTTGGTCCCTTCAGATGATGTTATAGAGGCGTCGCCTGAATCTGTCCGTCCTTCTCCTACGTCCGTGTGCTCGGTTACAGAGTCTGCCGGTCAGAAGATACTGCGCATAGCTATATCAGTTCGATAGTATCCTGGTCGAGAGGATCGCAGGACCATCTCTGATTCAGAGATAGGTCCGCGATCTTCGAGACCGGATGTTTAAAACATTCTTCTTCATCCCGGCAGTTCCTTGCGCTAGGTGCTAATCTATAGAGTATTCACCAATGTGTTGTACGCTGCCCTGCTCGTTCGCAAGGCATTCTGAGCACAACCTATCGATAGATATCCCTTGATTTCGCTCTCTGTCTTACTCCTGTTGGCTTTCACGTTTCTGCCACGACCTCGGTCTATGCAACCTACAGCCTGAGTCTTCACGTATCCGAGACCACCAACCTTACTCTTGCCTGTCTTGACCGCACGGATGCAGTCCATAACGAATGCGTTGAGCTTGTCGATGTCCTCTTTCACGTTTATGACCGGAAGAACCTGAGTAGCCCAGGAATAATCGCAGTACCCCTTGTAGAGATATCTGTTTACTGCATTGATGGCTTTCGTCATCGTGGTGTCACGCTTCTTTATCGTCCTTTTCTCAATCTCCTTTTGAAAGGTCTTGATACGTGTGGACGACAGGGAGATATTGTGACCCTTGATGGAATATCCCAAGAACTTGAACCAGTGATTAGCGTCAAGATACTCAACCTTCTTCGGATTGAGCGTCATCTGCATCATCTCCAGCTCGCTCTTCATGATATCCATGGCTTTCTCATAGTCTTCACCAACAAACAGCGTATCATCGGAATAGCGGACGTAATATCCGTTAAGCCTAGATAGCTTGTCGTCAAGATGATAGAGAATGACATCAGCCAGCCACGCAGCAACAGAGCATCCCTGCTTGAGGGACTGATACTTCTCGCAGAGGTTGTTGTCCTCATCAAAATAGATATCCGTGTGATAGTAGTCACGAATGACGTCTATCAGCGCAGACTTTCCGTACTTCTCCTCTACCTTGTCAAATGCCCAGTCGATGAACCGAATAGGCACAGAATCAAAGTACTTAGAGAAGTCACCTTTCCACCCGATGATTTTTCCCTCTGCCGAGTATATTATCCGAGACACTTCCTGCACCACACAACCGCAGCCGATACCTTTCTGGTACGACGTGCAGCGTGGATGCACCATCTCTGGCATCAGCTCGAACAGGAGGTCGTTGGCGATGCTCAAGAGGATTCTGTCCACAGCCTCATTCACATAGACTGTACGGAAATCTCCGTTGTCTTTAGGAATCTTGGCTGTATGAGGCGGCATTATCTTGTAATTGCCGCTCTTGATTCTCTGATACATAGCCAGACGAGCCTTTGGCTCTGTCAGCTGATACATTACTGCTTTGTTCATGTCCTTGAACAAGCCTTTTTCAATGGCATACTGCCATCTGGCTTTCTCGAAGAACATCTCTAGGATTCTGTCTTCATTCATAATTCTTATGTTTTGGTTATTGTGCGCAGTCCTTAGCTGCGCTTTTTAGGCAATGTTATTTCATCGCAGGGAAAACACTGGTCTATAGGCCACCAGAACTCGTTATCAATCCCTGCGAATCCTCTTTCCTCTGAAACGTGAGTCACAACGTGTTCCTTTGATTGAGAATGTATGTCACAGTACACTCTCGTTCCTACCTCATTTTTTTTCATATCTATAATGTTTTGGTTATTGGTAGGGAGATTACTCTCCCCGTTTGGCTAGTCGATGTGCTGATAAGTCTCGCCGTAATCTTTCTCGTAATCTGCGTAGAACTGCTGGTCAGATTCAACTTGCACCTGTTCTCCTATAAAATCGTCTGAGTCGAGAACGATTTCGCAGTTATTGTAGGCATCGTTCACTGCACTCACTGCCTCAGCCTCACTCTCGGCATCAACGCTCACTACCTTGTTTAAAGTCTCTGTGACTGATACGTAATATCTCTTCATAATTCTTGTAATTTTGGTTAATATTGTTCCGTGTCGGGTCTCGAACCCGATGTGCGCCTGGTCGCTCACGGATGATAGATGTTAGAGTCTCTTGAGAGCAGCTTCGATGTCTGCGACTTTTTTGTCCTCAATCTTCGATATTTCTTGTAATATCTCGTCCAAGTGAGTAACAAAACTAAGTGCATCTACTACGCGGCCAACCTTCACATTAAGGTCACCAGCATGTATGTCGCATATACCAAACTCTTGCAACAAATAGTAAATGGTGCCACTCTTTCGCGCAAGAAGAGTGCGTTTAACACAACTTATTTGCACGGTAATAACGCTGAAGGTAATACCACAGCGAGGGATGAATATTTCTGTCATGTCAAGCTCAATGAGCTTATCGCATATAGCTTTCGCCAGTTCCTCGCACTTTTTTTTCAGTTCTTGAGACTTGTGTGCGTAATCGTCACGTCCAAGTACTTTCCACATTTCTTTTTTCTCCATAATTCTTAATAATTTATTGGTTAATAATGCCAGAGGGATTGCTCCCTCCGTTTTTAGGCTAATGCGTTCAATGCTCTGTGTGCGTTGTATGCGACAGGATTGTTGTATTTTGCCCTCTCCCACTTTTTGCGCTCACAAACTTTCAGGCAATACTCATGTGCTATATTCTCTGATAGTGCATCGAACGTGTTGTGTGTAATATCTGATGGCTTACCGAAATAAACTCTGTAACCATCCCTGTAGCATACTATACGTCTGCCAAGCCTGTAGATTGTTCTACTGCCTTTCTCTACAAATGTAATTCTTTCCATAATTCTCTGTATTTGGTTATTGGTAGGTAGCCAACTGGCTACCAATTTTAGGCTTCGCTCCATGCTTTCCACGCTTCATTCGTGTTCTTGGTGATTGCCTCGTTCCAAAGCTTCTCCATGTTGTAGAAAATTTCCTGAAATGCTTTAGGGGTATCCTTCGGATCAATCTTCTTGCCGAAATACGGGCGTCCACATCTTCGTTCGTCGTGCTCCCAGATGCACCGTATCATTCCCGTCTCCGTTGGAGTGCATCCGAGGAATGTTCCCATTGTACCGCATGTCTTTTCTCTAAGCCACTTCGGATAAGGAACGTAGATTGTCCACGCATCCACGCAGTCACGGAACTTCTTTCTTGTGTCGTGATAAAGTTTCAATTTCATAATTCTTTGTAATTTGGTTAATGGAAGAGGAGCATGCAAGCTCCCCTTGTTAGGCTGCATCTTTCGGCTGTAAGCCGTGTTCTTTGATAACCTCTTCGATGAGGCCATCAGCATCTTCGAAGTACTCTCCCCAGCAGGAATCAATCTCCTCCCAGTCGTAGGAGTCAGAAGTGTCTCCGTCGTCGTACATTTTAGTGTAATGACGCTTCTTTTCAAGGACAAATCCTTTTACGTCACCCCACATCCATATACCAATATCCTTGACTTCGCTCTCAAACAGCTCGATGGCACGATTCTTCCAGTTCTTGGTATTCGTATCCACCATCTTCTTGAAGCGCTCTTTGTCACAATAGGCAACACCTTCTACGTAGTCTCCCTGGCAGTATCCTGTGGAAGACCACTCGTATATCACGATTTCGTAAGCTATGTCATCAAGCAGCCAGATCAAGTCCTCGTTGTTCATAGGCTCAATCATCTCTGCTCTCATGTCATAGTTCTTGATTTCGTCAGGAGTGAACTCTACCGAAGTCTTGTACGCCTCTCTGCTGTAGTAATAATCAAGTTCCCATACATGAGAGCTTCTATCATACGATAATTTAGCAGAGCGGTGCTTGTTGCTCTTCAGATATTTTACAAGACGATTCTGCGGAACATACTTGTATACAAGCTCACGGAGAGCATCCTGCAAGCTGTGGTCGTTTGTGTCGTATTTTCTATCATATATTTCATCCCAGTTGCAGCCGTTACTTAATCTTCCACTACCACAACTGGTATACTCCCAAAGATACACACCTGCCAAATCCCATGCAGAGCAAGGCGATTCAGCATCCTCATCCTGGTAAATGGTGATTCTGTAATCACCGATTTCCTTCTTTGCAAATTCGTAACTCATATCTAATATCATTTAAATGGTTTAACATTGAATATCCCCATGCTAGGGGATATTTTTAGGCTAATGTTTCCTCAAGAAGAGAATCATACTCTTCCTCTGTAACACCAAGATCGTCAGCGCTCATCACCTGTTTAAGCATCCAAGGATAAACTTTCTGCTTTCCCTCGCGCTCGGCAATATACTCGTCTATTGCGCACACGATATCAAGGTCTGATGATATATCGACATCACATCTATCTGGCACATCTGAGAATCCTCTCGTAACTGGAAACTCAAATGAGAATCCCTCTGCAATATCAGGCATAGGAATATCGGAATCAGGATTCTGTTTCCATGCGTTGAAAACCGAGGCATATTCTTTCTGCCACTTGCAATACTCTTCGTAATCGTATGCGTGAGCCGTCACGTGACCATTCTCCTCGCTGATTGTCAATTCTACAGCATAAGGGAAATCGGTTGAATAATACGGCTTACAGAAAGCGCGACTTGAATACATACACTTGAATGTGTCAATCCAATCACACACTTTGCAATCTATATCGGTCTTGTCCTCTATAGAATCTGCATACTCATTAATCTCCTTGACTGTAAGCTTGTACTGAATCTTGTAAAATAGCTTTTCCATAATTCATCTGTTTAATGGTTCATAATGGTTCCCCACATTATCGTGGGGAGTTTTAGGCAGAAACAACGAAACTCCAATAGGTTTTGTAGAAATACTTGTACGCTTCAAGCTCGTCCGTCTCTGGAACTTCTGATATTTCAAGCTTTCCGGTGTCCTTGCGTAAGTCGGCAACGGAAAATAAACCGTCGTGCGTCCACTTGATAAGATCCACACGTCTTGCTGAATTCTCTACAGACTCGACGATTTCACACTTCAGCAAATCGTCATTCAAAATTTTCTCTAAGTCACTCATAATTCTGTAATCTTTGGTTAATAGAAATCCCAATTCCTGCTACAGAATTGGGAAATGTTTGGCTTAGAGCTTGTCGATATTCCAGTGTTCTATCTGAAACTCGTAGTCTCGATTGCTCGTACACTGCGACTGCATAATATCTCTCAGCTGTCTTACCTGCTCGTTAGTCGCTCCTTTCCAATGCGCCGCCCAACAGCATTTTTCTACAGAACTTCCTACAAATACCACCTCCATACTATTTGAGGAGTGCCAGCTGTCACATTTGTATAAAATATAGATTTCTTTCATAAGGCGAATTAATTATAATTACACATTATTTCTGTCTCACTGATAATTTCAGCACAATGCTTGCAGCGATGGCACATTATGTAGCCTTTTGCCTGTAATTTGCTGAACTTCGGGTATGGGCATTTCTCACCCATACCGGCTCTCGTAATCTCAATTTTAATCATATTCAATCTGTATTGGTTAATAGAAATCCCCACCCGTGAGAGTGAAGATTGGTTTGGCTTAATACAGAAGAGCTCTGAAACAAAGCTTGTCGCTTATTACACCATCTTTCTGTAGCCCGTCCTTCCAGTCATTGAAAGTCATGTTCAAGTCAAGGTTGAACTTTGTCTTCTTGCCAGTGTAGTCGATACCACACTCGTCGCAAAACTGCCAGAATGCTTCACGAAGCTGCTTCTGGTTTGTGATCTGATATTTATTCGCCATAATTCAAATAATTTATCTTGGTTAAACAATAGAAGGCACGCTCAGACATGGGCGCACCTTTTTAGGCAAATACTACTCTTCTTCATCTTCATCCTCTTCCTCTTCTTCGTCTTCGTCAAGACAATAATAGCTGTCAATCTCATCTGTGCCGGAGTAGCCTTCATCTTTACACTGCTCGTAACTGCGTAGTCCTGTCTTGGCATAAATAATGTCTGTCATCGTTTCCTCGTTCAAGCCATTTATATACGAGACAAGTCTAACCTCGTCCTCTGTGGCGATATTGTTGTCAACAATGAAATCCCACAGCATAGCCTCAATACTTTCTTTCATATCCTTTGAATATTTAGTTAATAATAGCTCCCACGTGTCTCCACGCAGGATTTTTGGCTTAATAGAGATACTTGTCTGTGTTCACTCCAAGGATATAGGCGAGTTCAAGCATCTTCTTTGCTATATTCTTGAACCAGTCTCCCACAAAATTGTGGTCATGGCATTTCCATAACTTTCCAATCTGCTCGATGTCGTAATCCGCAAACGCTATGTTTACGGTACTACACAACCCTTGGAGCCAGTCTGTAAGCAGACTAAGACGTGATAATCTACGCTTGTCGTTCTTTACCATCTCCTCGTGGAACATCTTGAATGCGAACTCGATTTTCATCTTGTCGCTCAAGACGCTGACATCTACGTCGTTGGAGTGGATGGAATCCAATATATATGAATACCATTTCATATTCTGCTCACTCATCTCGGCAGCTGTTCTGATAGCTGCAATTTCCTGTTTTTCGTTCATAATTCTCATTTTTATGGTTCAACATGGTTTCTGCGCAGATAGGCTGCACAGAATGTTTGGCTAGAATTTGCGAGGGCGCATATAGGCACGCTCGATCTCCTGAGCTTTTCTGTCCACTCGTGCCGTACGTCTGAAATACTCGCTCTTGTCGAGTTTCTTTCTCGCACACTCCTCGCTGATAACCGCCTTGTGACTCGCTACGAGCCTTGCAAGGAATCTTCTGTCTCCGTCTGTCATAATTCTGATTTTGATTTGGTTAATAATTGGAGGCGTAGCAAATAACTACGCCGGGTCTGGTCTAAAGCTGTACGTAAGAAGCCACTCGCAATTTAAGGCACTGTGGAAATCCCTTGCGGCTCTCTCTCCCCATCCTCGTGGTTTGTATGCGTCTTCTTTCAAATACTTCTCTACAAGCTTCTCTAGCTGAGTCTTTTCTTCTGCTGTCATAATATATTCTGTTTTGGTTAATAGCAGGCAGCACATTATCGTACTGCCCAGTTCTGGCTAGAGATTGTACAGCGGGCTTTCGGAAGCATACAGAATCGTAGGACCGGTGAGGATGGAGAATGCACAAGGGTCGAAACTTTCGATTTTCTTCATGCTCTCGATATGCTTCTGAATTTCTGCTCGTATGGATGACAGACTCAATCTGCCATCAACTGGCAAGATAGAATCCATACCAGTCATTTCCACGATACTGAAATCATCTGTAAATCTCATGTTCACAAGGTCAAACTTGTTAATCTTGTGATAAAATTGTACCCATTTACTCATAATTCTACATTTTTGGTTTATAGGAGAGGGAGAAATAACTCCCTCAAATTCAGGCTGTGTGCTCCTTGATGAAATCCGTGAGATCTGCTAACTCGGAATCAATTTCCTCACGGCTATCTACGCAGGACAGATTTAGATAAAGGGCATCATCGACGGAAACATTTGTATACACGGAAATATATTCTCCTTTTTTGCCCACGCTTATCTCGAAGATCAGCTTCTCGTTACCAAACAAGTCACGCTGCATCTCCTGCAATCTAGGCAGGACCACCTTGCGCAGATAGTCTCTGCACTCTTCCCATTTAGGGTACTCTAATTTCTTCATAATCTTAAAATATTGGTGAATAGTATGCGTGACAATCGCCACGCACATTTTAGCCCATGCACAGCACCGCTATCTCCGAGAAACTTTTGGAGATAGCCTCCTTGCTACGATAATCTCTGTAGCCTCTAGTATTGTTGTTGTGCCACTGGCGTGCAGCAATTTTAATTTTCTCCATCTCGTGGAGCAATGCACGTTCGAAGTTCTTTTGTGATTTTCTGTCTTGCATAATTCTTCCGTTTAAATGGTTTAACATAGTATGCCCAGGAAAATGCCTGAGCACATTTTTGGCTACTCGTACTTGTTGAGCATGAAAATCATAATAACACCATCGCCATTCTGGAGAGTCTGGCACTTGTTCTCGTCATTCATTATGCTTTCGCATATTCTCTCAAAGAACGGATATGGGTCTCCGTCAATACTCTTGTAATACCATGCCATGTACGTACCAGGGATGAGAGGATAAGAATCCTCAGGATCTCCGCCGAATACGTCACACGCCTGTGTATCAATCAGAACACGACGTACAGAGAAATTGCCCTCAACTTCCTGTGCGTCCATTCCACGCAAGAGGTCGATAACCTCATTCTTGCTCAAATCTTGCTTTAATATTCTATCCATATTTCTCTAATAATTTGGTTAATACTAGATACCGCCCGAATATCTCCAAGCGGTAGTTTTGGCTAGTCACAGATATCCTCTATCTGCTGATGGATGGCATCTATCATTATGCAGATAATAAATAGACCGCACATTTCAAGAACCGCAGAATATAAAACGGCTTGAAAATCTCCAAGCACAAATCCTACGATGGCAATGAAACCACATACGAAACTTGTAACTAATACGAGCGCAGCAGATAGCACGCCCTTTCTTACGATATACTTTTCCATAATTCTCTTGTTTAACTGGTTATATTATCGTACTGCCTGGATTCCTCCAAGCAGAATTTAGGTAAATGTTTCCAAGCACAATTATCGTACTTTCCAAATCTCTCACGCTCCAGGCAGTACGAAACTTTCCAAGCGGAGCGTGGATCGCCACAGCTCACGGAAATACCACTTGCCCTTTTTCGTACTGCTCCAAATATTCACAAGCAGAATTCCGTAAAGAATTCCAAGCAGAATTACGATAATATTCGTACTTGCCAAGCAGATGAATATTGGCGATGTCTGAATAAATCCAAGCACAATTATCGTACTTGAATAAATAATCTGTCTTGCTTTCATATCTATATTTAATTGGTAATTGTTCCGTAGCCACACACGACAATTATCGTACTGGCTACGGATTTTTAGGCTAGAAACAGAGCTAGAGTATTATTGCGCCACGAGATAAACTCCACACGATTGTATATGGTCTGTCTGTCTGCAATAATTCTCTCCATCATTCTCTGTCCTCTGCAATCGAAATTCTGTATCATAATCTATATGTTTAAATGGTTTGTAATTGTAGGGCGGAGATTTCTCGCCGCCCCGTTAGCCAGGATGTGCATCTTTGCACCACGTTTTATCTTTATCGTCTTAACTACGTGGCTCACACCCTACAGATTTTATGCTTCTGCCAGCAGCTTGTTTATTTCTGAGGAGATAAATCTCGCACGGATGACAAGCAACCGCTTTCAGAAAGTGTGTTTTATATTCGCCAGCCCACACTTTAAAAACTCTGGGCGAATATGATGTGCAGGAAAATCCCTACAACGGAAACCACTCCACGTGCCATCCAACACGTAGCCTTTCAGGATATCTCGTATCCCTTAACCCGCAGCCAACGGGATAGAATATGAATTATGATTTCTTTCTAATTTCTCCCGGTACGCCTTATAATCACACTGCGCCCGTATCGCACAACTTTCGTTCTGTCTCCATTCGTACCCTTGCCGTCGGTTAGCCTTCAATCCTCGCAAGGTCGTTTGACCGCCTCGCTCCTGTGCCTGTGCTCCCTGTGTCCGCTCCTGTGATACGCTCCACAGAAATCTCAGTCTCTTATATTCTGTTTCACGTATCACGGAGAGACACCGCTCGCCGCCGGTAGTTGGTACGTCTGAGGATGACCGCCCCAGTTGTGCCGCCTAAAAAATATTTCGTATGTTTCGCTAGATTTTCCGCTTGAAAATCTAACAGACAAGTTACGTTTTCAATTTTAGCCACAATTAAAAATTGTGTTTATCCTACATACCACGAAAAGGTATTGAAAAATAATGTAGGGAAAATTTATATTGAAACAATTCTGAAAAATAAATCTAAAAAAAATATTCTAGAAAAAATCTTTCTAGAATATAGGCACGAAAAAATAAGGTAGTGGAAAAATCCCACTACCTTATTTATTGTTACTTTGTTGCTGCTTTCTTTGCTTTTTCACGGTCTGCTCTCATTTTTGCGACCATTTTTTCAAACTCACTATCAGAAAGTACACTAGTATCTGCATTTTCGAGTCTTGCTTTAGCTGCTGCTTTCGCTGCCTTTTTCTCGCTTGCTGCCTTTCTAGCTGCATTTTTTCCGCTTATATAGGTAGCATACAAATTGTTAAGGAAACTAAGTAAACGTGTTTCTGTATCAGTACAAATATCTGAAATTTCTTGTAATTTGTGATTTTTTGCAACCCATACAAGGAAATCGAAATCCTCCTTAAGCTCTGCAAACTCCTTAATTGCTCTTTGCAGAATATTAGTCTGAATATCTCCTAAATTAGTGCGCAAAAGATACTCATTTTCTGTTCTCTTATAAGCTGCTACTGCTGCTGCCTTTTTGGCTGCTGCAATTGCTAACTCACTATCTGTAACTGCTAACTGATTGTTTACGTGTTCCTCTTTAATTGCAGAAACGCCCAAAACATCATTTGCGAAATTGGAAATAATTGCACTTTCAATCTGTTCATTTGTCTTCATAATAACTCCTAGCACTTATTTAAACCCCTTGCAATCGGGCATTAATATGAATTGTTTCAATGTGTCGTACGGGGTCGCACCGCACACCTACACTTAGGTGTCCTTTTGCTATTCTTCAATAGCTGCTGCAAAGGTACAAACAATCTTTTAAACTCTTGTAAATAATTCCGAAAATATTTGTTAGTTTATGCTTTTTTAACTCTTTTGTAACTTACTAGTATTTATGTACGTTTGCGCTTTATAGTCTTCTAATATGGGATATAGCTAAAAAGCCCTTTATTTGCCGTTTAAGGGCTTTTTAATAGTGTTCCTTACTATTAATAAGGTATGCAGATTAAACCCTCTTAAATCTCAAATTTGACTATATATCATCAAAAACAAAAAAAATGTAATACGTATTACAAAGGTATAGTCTTTTATCTTTGCACTTTATATTCTTCTATTGTACGTATTGAAAATGCAACCAGTTAGAAAATAGTTAGAATAATATATAACAAAATATATGCTTTATAACATATCGAAAATGGTAATTACATACAACAAATAATATGTTATATAGCATTTATAAGGTAATAACATATAACAAAAAGGGGGTAAATTCTAGAAAATAGCTAAATTCTCATAACTACCTAATAATCAGCTATTTAGATAGTGTAATTTTACACTATAGTGCTTTTATGTTAGTTTATGCTAGTAAAATAAGGGTGAAATAATATGTAAAGGTATGGAAATAAAATGCAAGCTAAATGGCTGATTATTAGAGGGTTACAAGAATTTTGGGATATTATAAACCAACATTTTTAAATGTAAAGAAAATATACTCATTTTGATAGTTTATACTATATAAACCAATGCAATTTGTAATAACTTTTCATGAAGCACCCCCGCACCCCCTTTGCAGCCCATAAATCCAGCGGGTAGTCACCTCTTCTAAAAATTTTTTCTTCCGATTTTTCGACCTTCTTGTAAATTAAACTTACTTCGCCTTTAGAAAGTATATTTATGCATATTCATGCACTCACCTATTTTTAACATTTGGCAACATTAACTCCCATATTGGTGAGCAAAACCATAAATGTATATCTATTATTCATTAAATGTATACTCAAAATGTATATTTATACCCTTTATTTACTAGTGTTTTAGCGTATATTCAGGATATTATCTGTATCTTTGTACTGTCCTATTTTTAATGGTGACAAGTTGTAAGGACGAGCTGACACGTGTTATCCGTCAGAAATCCCCTGTTTATCGGGGTAAATCCTACACAATAACGCAAAATTAATATTATTATTGTACACAGATGGAAAATGGTATTGCTATAGACACTTTACACAGTCAGCTTCTCGACCTCACGAGGGACGGAGAGTACGGTTTCGACGGACTCCGGTGCCAGGACTGGGGCAAGGCTAACTCCGAGAAGTTCAACAGCCTGAAGTCTCAGTTCGTCAGGTCGATGAGGATGCTGGCGAAGAAAGCTCCGGTGAAGTACTACGGAGGTTCGTACTACATGTTCAACGGAAAGATATACGAGGCTGTTCCGAAGGTGGTCCTTGAGCAGGCCTACCAGCTTCTGCTTCTCGACCTCGCACTTGCTCCTATGCTCGGTCAGAGTACCGTGATGAACAAGTCGTTCATGGAGGTAATAGAGTGCTACAACATACTTAGGCCTTCCTTCGACATAGTTGCCTTCTCCAACGGAGTGGTTGACTTCGGAAGCGGATTGCAGAATCCGAACGTGATGCCGTTCTCTCCGGAGTACCATGTCACCTACTACCATCCCTATGACTTCAACCCGAAGGCGAAGTGTGACAGGTGGCTGAACTTCATACACGAGGTTCTTCCTGACAGGACATCGAGGATGATCCTACAGATGTTCCTCGGACTGGGACTGATACAGAGAGGTACGGCGTACAATCCGTACGAGGGAAAGGAGTCGTCGAAGGTTGAACTCTGCCTTCTCCTTATAGGTACGGGAGCCAACGGAAAGAGTGTCATTTTCGACGTTGCCTGCAACATATTCGGCAAGGATAGGATAAGCAAGATGGACTACGCCGACCTCACTGCCGACGGAGACGAGGGAATGAGGGGAAGGTATCCTATCAGGAACGCCATCTTCAACTGGTCTTCCGATTCTGATCCGAAGAAGTTCGGAAAGAAGAATACGGGTATGTTCAAGAGACTCGTGAGCGGCGAGCCTGTCCCGATGAGAAAGCTCGGAAAGGATATCCTTGAGGGAAACTCAATCCCCTACCTCATCTTCAACCTCAACGAGCTTCCGTTCCCAGATGATGCATCGCTCGGATTCATCAGGCGCTTGCAGTACGTGAGCTTCGACGTGACAATCTCCAAGGAGAGGCAGGACCCGGAGCTTGCCAGCAAGATCATCCGTGAGGAGCTGAGCGGAGTGTTCAACTGGATATTCCGTGGTGCGATGGAGCTGAGGAAGAGGAAGTACCGGTTCCCTGCGGCTGAGGGAAGCAGGAGACAGCTGCTCATCTCCCTTCTCGGAAGCAATCCTGTCTATGCCTGGATAAGGGCGTACGGAATGAGGTACAGCCCCGAGGCGAGGGGCGAGATTTCGGAGTGGCTCCTTGCGAAAGACCTTTATGAGAGGTTCGTGGAGTTCTGCAAGGCCAACGATGTCGAGGATAGGGAAATCCCTACCATCCAGAAGTTCGGAAGGGACATGAGCGAGAAGTACCGGTTCTTCAAGAAGAGGTCGCAGGGCGGAATGACCTATCAGGTGTACGGCGCGCAGATGATTGACCTGAAGCAGGAGCTTCTCATCAATGACGTGAAGAATAAATTGCGTGGTGAGGAGGACATCAAGCAGCCGGAGAGCTTCATTCAGCCTGATGATTAACGGTTATAAAACAGATTTCTATGATAGACAAGGAATATATCAAGGAGATTGTCTCCCGTATCACGAAGAAGAAGGCTGACGGGAATATTGTTCCGGCCACCGCTTCGATGAGCGAGATTATGACTGCTGTACGCGAGGATGCTCTGGAATGCATGAGGACCATGTGCAACGAGAGGGAGATTGCGGTAAACAGGACGTTGAACAGTGTTTCATTTAAATGTTTGTAGCTTATGGGAGAAGAACGTAATTTTGAGTTTTTTATAGGCGACTGTCAGCTTCCTGCTGTTGTTTCGCCAGAGCCAACAATATGGCTGCTACCTGCGGACTCCAACGAAGAGGAGGTACCTGACTCTATTAAGAAGTATGTAGATAAGGCTGCTGAATCAGGCGATAGGATGTCTTCTTGCAGGTATGGAAATATCAGTGGTGAGTTCACCCTTGATGTTGAATGCAGTGAAGGCTCAGACGAACTGCTGCTCGAAATCCTCTACGGAGACAGAATCAGGAAAACCATTGAACGCCTTAATTATGAATGGCTGAAGAAGATGTGGAAGGCTTCCGATGACGATTTTCGAGTATTCTGGTTTGAACAGATACGCAAAAAGTTTGAGGAGCACGAGGATCAAAATTGATTTAGGTGACAGATATGAGAAGACATCACAATCCGAACAAGATTCCGCCGTTCAAGCCGGACCCGGAGCATTGGACCAGGAAGGTTCATTCATGGAAGGCGAAGGTCGCCTACGAGACTGAGGATGATGCTTGGGAGTTTCTGAATCAGATTCCGAGGTTGAAGGCACTTGGTTGGCATCCTTACTTATGCAAGGTTTGCTCAAAGTGGCATATTGGTAGGTTACATAATTAACGATTATGAAAAAAGAAAATAGACTTAAAATATATCGCAAATACGATGGTCATTGTGCTTATTGCGGCAAGAGTATAGAGTATAAGGATATGCAGGTTGACCATTTTGTTCCGAAGAATCGAGGTTGTTACTCTCGGTGGAGCGACAAGGAGGGAAAGTTTGTCGTATCCCATGGCGATGATTGCATGGAGAACTATATGCCATCTTGCAGGTCTTGCAATCTTCGTAAGCGTGATATGAGTTTGGAACAATTTCGCTCAGAGATTACAAGACAAGCGAAAGGCCTGCTTAATGGCAAAGCTTCTTTTCAGGTAAAGATGTCGCTAGCTTATGGTTTAATTGAAGAGCACTTTGATAGACCTATTGAGTTCTATTTCGAGAAATTTAAATAGTTGAGAATATGAGCATTCAAGCACAAAACGATTTAATAATAGGTATCGCTTCCAGCAACCTATATGAGGGATGCCGTAAAAACGGAATTTCGAAGGAAGTCGTTTCCGATGTTTTAAAAGGAATGATTGAAAATCCTGTTTGCAATACAGAATGTTGGTTAAATAAATAGTTGAGATATGGAGATTAGAGTTAATATTTTAGGAAAGGTTGCTTACAATGGAAATGAAAGTAGGTCGGATTTCGAAAAAGCCGAACTATATCCATTTGGAGATGGTGTCTATGCAGTAATGGACGGAGAAAATTTTGTTGAGCTAAGAGTTGTATCTGGCAAAAAGCACAGCGAAGAAAAAGGTGATTATTACGAATGCATAGATAGGTGCTGGGCGAACGGGAAAATCTCACAAACTGTAACCGTTATAGAGCACGAAGAAAGGTTGAAGGATTATATAGACAAACGTTTCGAGGAGCTACAATTAGCAATCGAAAATACAAAGAGTAGTGCAGATAGCATAAATGATGCAGTATGCACTATAAAGAGTTCTATTGAGAAGATAGAGAAAGATGGTGTTGGTAGTGGAAAAGGTATCAGCGAAAAAACATTATTGTCTGCTATCGAGATTGTATCAAAACAGAAATAGTTGAGAATATGAAGAAGAAAGGATATTACGAATACGAAAACGGAATCTACCCTTTGAAACTTTGGGTACACATCGGTAAAGACTTGAAAGAGCTGATAGATTCATGTTTTGACAAGTGCAAGGCTCCCGATATTGATTACGGCGGCGTTACGTATTCCGATGCTGTCAGAAAGAGCGACAGAAGGCGCGGCGTTCTTGTATCGTTTCCGTGTCAGAAGGTTATGTCGATGAACTATTGCTGCCACGAAGCCTCTCACGTCTGCGATGCCATCGAGGAATATACTGACTTGGAACACGGCGGCGAGCCTTCTGCCTACTTGATGGGTTGGATTGCTTCTTGCATCAACAATGCTCGTTTGGGTATTGGAGATTTTATTGAGATTGAGAATGATGAAACTAATTAGCAAAGAAGAAGTGAAGAAAAACCATAAGGACATTCTTGGTTTGGATTTGTTGTTTGCGGAGAATTTTCCTCCATATAGTAGATTTTTGGAAAAATGTTTAAATACTTAAAATACATCATGTACGTCGGCATCTGTGGCTACGTGCATACAAAAGGAGAATAGCTTATGATTAAAATAGAAGATATTAAGGTTGGGTCTGTCTTGCAGATTACAAAGGGTAATTTGATTAAGATTGCAGGCCCGGTGTTTGCTGATAAAATAGATCCATCAGGCTCTATTGATAGGATTCAACATATCAAAGTTATAGATATAGCTATAACGGATAAAAAATGCGAAATCGTAGCATTCTTTAAACCCGATTTAGCAGCAGCTTGTGTGGATATAGTTGATTTGGCGATGTATTCTATTTTCTCGGATTTTAAAGAAACACCAATCAAAAAAAAGAATCCGAGAAGAGTGATACCGACCGCTTCAAGGAAATCACAGACAAGATGAGTGATACCTATAAGCGCAAAAATCACGACTATGGGAATGCTTTTTTCCGAAATGTATGATGAGCTTGGTATCAACTACGGCTACGGAAAGATACGAGAGAAAGTGAATCGTATCAAGACGTTGAAGGATAATGAAGCGCAAGTTGCTAATGAGCCATTGGAAGATGCTCTTCTTGACTGCGCTAACTATTGTCTCTTGACATTGATGGAATATCAAAAACGTAAGGAACATGGAGCAGACTAAATACACTTGTAAGGATTGCGTATTGTTGAATGACGAAGATTCTGAGTTCCCATATTGCTTGGGCAAAGACTTATATACAGACGCAAATCCTGACGATGATGCTTGCGGAGACATTATTCCGCTAGTATATACTTGCAAGGATTGTTTCTTCTTCAAGGATGGGGTTTGTAATAACCCTAATGAGATTAGGGTTACTTCTGAGGAGAATCCATCTTGCATAGGTTTCGAGTATAAGGAAATAAAAGTTGAACTTTAAAATATTGTTATCATGGCATTACCATTTGGAAAGACTATCAAGACAAGACACTTCACCGTGCTGAAGTTCAGCAAGAGCTTGTCTAAGAAAGAAGTTGCTTCACTCAGAGAGGATATTCCTGCTGAGATCAAGAAGCATTTACAGAGAGGTTCGCTGCCTTTCATTAAGATTGCGAACATTGCCGGCACATGGGGAATCGAATACTCTATCGGTACATCAATGTACGCTGCGCTCGATGAATGTGTTCCTGTGGCTGTAGGAGACCATTATGAGTTCTCCAAGGATGATGGAAACATCATCGAGGCATTTGCCCAGCTTATGTATGTGGATACATCGTTGCCTGGCGATGCAGAATACACGGCAGGTAAGCTGAAGCTCCGTGACGAGTACCTTACCCGTGAGTCTGCGAGGATGAACGCTGCTGCCGACAAGGGTAAGACAGAAGAGCAGCTTCGCAAGGAGAGCGATGAGGCCGTACAGGAAGTCATCGACCGAGACAAGCACGCCGAGACTATTCTTGAGATGGCAGAACAGATTAAGAAGGAAGGAGGCAAGGATGAGCGATAAATTGCTTGAGGTCGTTCAAGACCATACTTCCCTGGTACAGGCGCTCCAGTTTATTTTGGAGGCCGCAGAGACGAAGAAACTGCCATCATACGGCGTTCTTCCTACGTTTAATGACGATATGCTTGAAGATCAGGTGCAAATTGCACTTGAACTCATCACCGGAGAGAAGTATCCCTGATTGAGTTTATATTTTTCTTCTACTTTCATAATATAAAAGTGAGGGGTGGTATCTGTGAAGACACCACCCCTCGTAACCAATTAAACAGAATTACGAACAGCAGAACGAATCTGTGAACGTATATCTGTCTGCAAAGGTACTTGGTTTTGCAGAAATTCTAGTAAAACAAAGTTACTTTAACACGAATTTAACTATTTCTTCTTCTTTTGGAATGTCGCCTGACCATTTTTGAAGATAATGCAGTCCTCACAGCATCGTGGCATAGACAGAGGAATGTAGTAATGGACCACATTGTTTTCTGTATCAATCTCGTCCTGCTTAATCTTAGAATAGTCTGCTATCATGGCTGTCGTCTTTTGCCACTCTGGAGAGCCGAATTTCTGCTTTCGCTGAGCTATAACGAGGTTTCTCAGAATCTCTTCCTTTGAGGTAGCCTTAATAAGCTCCTCCTGTGTAAGTTCGTCGCTATTCTCGTTCTTCGCTTTCTTTCCCTGCACCTCTGCGATTCTCTTCTGAACGGACTCCTGAGCTTCGAGCTTGTTCATCTCGTTTTCGAGGAATGATTTCTCCCACACACCTATTCCTTCTCCTTGGAATGCAATGGCCCAGCTGTCACGAACAGACATACCCGAACCACGGAGGCTGGCGTAGATGTAATAGCGAGGGTCTTTCATCTTGAGAGCCTTCGCCTTCTTGTACGTATCGACGGATAACGTGTATCCTTTTGTTTCTTCAATCATAGTCTTATTTCTTTTTATTATTCTTGAACGCAAATATTGTTACACATTGACAATTAGGGTGATACGGAGGGTATGGGTCTTTGAAAGAATGAAGGCCTGCGTCAGCTTCGCTTTGGCAAAGCTCGCAGTAATAGCTACTTCCTCTCTTGACGTAGAACCCGATAGCTTTGTTCTCCTGCCCATACTCTTGCTCTGCCTGTCCCCACGCCAAAGCAATCACCTGAGAAGCATTTCTTACGATGTTCTGATAGGCGTTCTTGTAGTAGCCTTTTCCGTAAGAAGGAACATCGATGTTGATATCCTTTCTCTTCGCTTTGGTGATGACTGATGTGTGATATGGGTCCTTGTAGCCGGTTCGGATGGAAGATAGGAGCTGCTGGTCAGAATATCCCATCAAGGTTCCTGCCTTGATCATCCTCACAATATCTTCCGCAAAGTTTCCGAGATAGACAGCGTTTCTTTCGGATGTCGTCTTTCCGTAGATGTCGCTGACGAGAAATGATTCTATGTTATCGCTGTCAATCCCGAGAATCTTGCATGAAGCCTTGGAGTAGGCAGAGATATAGCTGTTGATGCTCTCCTCAGCCTCAGCGGTAACATTCTTGGCGTAAGAGAGCAGGGCTGACTCGTTTTCGAGCCTGCCCGCACCTCTGTATCGCTTACTTGCGGTAATTACCTTCTGCGTCGATTTCCAGAGAATATCTGCAATATGATCCTCGCAGTTTCGGATTGCCTGTAAGCGCTTCCTGCTGTAATCGACAGAACGTTTTAACTCATCCATAGGCTTACTCCTTTATGGTCTTCCAGTTGTTACGGCCCGGCCAGTTGCCGTTCTCATCCCAGTCTGTCCCGCTTTTGTTCGGTCTGCCAGCGCCACGACCAGTACGTACGTTTCCGCTGCCTCCATTCTGAATCTTCGCCGTTGCCTTCTGCTCCTCGATAGCATTCTGGGTTTCGTTATCCGCACGTTGCATATCCATGAGGAGGTCTTGCTGGTCTTCCTCCTTCTTCTCACGCATGATACGCTCATACTCGGCAGTCTTAGGGAAGTCAGGGCAGCGTTCTGAAGCCGTCTGCTTAGAGAGGAATCCGTTCTGAACCGCAGTGGCAATATTTGTAATTTGTTCTGTTTTATTACTATGAACATACGGACTTATCCATGCGTTGATTGGAAGCCCAGACATTGTAGCGACGCAGTTTTCATCAGTACCGATGCCGAACTGACAGATGCGGAGAATCTTATCCAGGAATGGCTGTAACTCCTGTGCATCATTCATTGCAACCTCCAGTGCAGGAGAATAGAGAAGCTTGATGGCTACACCTGGGAGGTCACCGGACTTCAACTCAGGCGGCTTCACGGTGAACGACAGCTCATAGATGAGGTCATACGACTTGTTGAGCTGTGTAGCGAAGGCATCAGAGGCATCCGTGCCATTCAAGAATTCAGCTTTGCCGTTAGTGTCCGTAATCATAATTGTCTTCGCAGAGCCGGTCATATCGTCGCCGGTTATAGAAATATCCTCACCATCGCCAGTGAGCGTAAGGATTGGGAAAGCGTACGCCTTGTTGTTCTCGCAGAGATATGAGAATGCTTCCTCATAGTCCTCGATGTTCTTCTGAACCATAAACCAGCAAGGTCCGTCGTTACGTGCGTAGGCTACCGGCACGAACTGGAAGCCGTGGTCCTTCTCTTCGATGAGGGTGTAGTCATCAATTCCGAAAATCCTTGCAATCTTCGTCATTACCTCTTTCACCTTTCCTGACTTGACAGCCTTCTTGAAGCGGTAGAACTTCCGGTTATCCCAAGCCTCGACATATTCGGTCTTCTCGTTGCCCTCATCGTCGTAGTCGTAGTACTTCCTGGCAAAGCACAAAAGGTCGCCAGTGAGTGAATCGACGTGTGGGTACAGGATATCTCCACGATCATAAGAGAGTGTTCGTGTGCAGAATTTCTTCTTTTCATCGAAGAAACCGACGATTGCACATTCTGCAACCTTCAGATATGCACTTACAGCTTCAAAGAAGCGAATCTCCATATCGTGCATAAGCCAGCCCTTCTTGAATACATCGAGGGTCTTCTGATTCTCCTCTACCTTCTTCTCGTTCTCGTAGTCATCACCATCAGCAAGCTCGAACTGAACATCGTTGCCAGTCAAGTGCAGCAGATGCTTCGTGTGGATGAGCTGCTGGAATGCAAAGGCTGTGCGCTGAATCTTCTGGCAGTACCACCTGTTATTCTCAGGGTTCAACTTCCAGATGTCCGGGTATTCCTTCTCATCCATAATCCTATGGGCAGATGGGTAATACTCACGCAGGAAGTCTGCCTGCGTCTTGATGCGGCGATACATGGTGTCGTCTGGCATCGTTCCGTCGTAATAGTCAGGAACAACGTCGCTTACAGCTGAGTGCTTCATGTACCCCGCAGGAGTAAGCTCGTAGAATGGTTTCCTTACGAGCAGCTCCCTTACATTATTTACCTTGATAGCCTCCATAATCCTTTTACCTTTTTATTTTTCTTTTTTGTTAAACTGAATATCATTACGTAGAACCAAGACTCAAAGAAGTCAGGTGAGTGCCCGACATACTTCTTGGCCTTCTTTTTAGGCATAAGTTTGAATCCCCTATCATCTCCGTCTTCGTCACGTCGGAGCATCTTTCGCTCCTTTTGGAGAATTTGTCTTAGGGGAACTTTATCGAATCCGTCACCCGAATACTTTCGTTCCAACAGCTGCGAGTCGATGGATATTTTCTTCTCTTTCACCATCTTGTAGAATAACCAAGCGCATTGAGACTTTAAGTCCTTGTATAAGTACTTGATTCCTTCCTCTTCTTGGTGATTGGCAGGAATAGGAGCCGCCTGGTTGTTGAATGGAACCGCTTCTTTGAAGAATCCCTTGAAGTACTGCCCTATACCCTGCATGTCGTATGTGAAGTTACATTCCTCAACACCCCACTCGCGCAATCTTGTCTGGACAACAGAAACGAGCGTCTTGGAGTCGATTCTTGACACGATGAGGTCTTTGCAATGGTTTCCTTCCCAAAGCCACATCACGAAGTTATCGCCGCCGGTGAAAGCAATATCGGCAGAAGCTCTGCGTTTTCCATCTCCTATCTGTTCTGCATTGTCGTAGATTTCATCAAGGTCTTCCATCTTGATCATGTCATCGCCGGCAGCCTTCCAGTTCCAGTTGGCTTCCAGGTCTCGCATACGCTGTTCCTCGTCCTGTTGGGCAAGGTTGGCGAGATATGAGACATCGGTAGAGATAAGCTTAATGTTCTCTGATACGTCAGCGCGAACGAATGTTGCCGACTTGATGAACATTTCGAGCTTTGTGTATCCAAGTTCATCGTAGCTGTCCTTCCAGAGGCTATCGATGATGCCCTTGCACTGTTCGTATACCTCTTCTCTTGTGTTACCCCAGTAGATTGAGTCCGGAGTATCACCATCCATGAAGCAGTAACGGATAACTCCATCTCGCTCCGGTATAATGTATCCATTCTCGTCAACCCACCAGTCGATGAACTTTCTCACCCAAGATTCCGGGTCCGGGTTACAGGTAATCCAGAAGCGGTTTCGGATATGTGCTGCGTTTCGGTTGTTGGTCAAGAGGTACTTGAACTTCTTGTATGGGCACTGAGTACCCTCATCGATGCAGACATAGGCATATTGGCGACCCTGGAATCGTGTTTTGAAGTCCTGATAGGCTCCAGCATAGTACGAGAATTTGAGCCATCCTCCGTTATCGAAGTTCCAGGTCATGTCATTTTGTGACTTATTGTAAGTTCCAAATTGGGAGAACAATTTATAAGAGTCTGTCACCAAGGACTGCAAGTCATCTTTTTCGTTACGAAGAATTGTTGCATGAAAGTCCGGGCTCTTGATATCCTTCAGAACTTCCATAAGGGAAGAGAAGGACTTGGAATTGTGAGTGACTATGAAGTCTTCCACCATAAACAGAGAATTTGTATTGTTCACTGCAATACAGCAGCACTCCTTCTCTCCTACATATTCAAAATCAACAATCCTTCTTCCCAGTTCGCTTACGCCGCCATTGTACTCGGTACAAAGCGCCTTCTTACGTGGAAGACGAAATAAGCGTTCTGACTGATTAATTCTGATGTAAATATCATAATAATCGCTTGCCTCAATACGCTCTCCATTCTTGGTATAGTGGTTCTCGTACTTATTTATAGTGGCAAGGCCTCCAAGGCTGTTTACTAAAAACTTAACGTCTTTAGCAAGCTGCTCACTGACTGTCGCAAACGTACAATGTCCACGCTTATCCACAGTACCATCGGTATCCATAAGTCCTTGAAGGATAGCCCACCTTGTCTCTATAGAGCCAAACTTATAGAAATCGGGAACAGACTTATTGAAAGCGTCGCAGCCGTAGAGCTTTAAACCCTCAAGATCATTACGTAATCTCTCATCCTTGATTCTGTAATCACAAGCTATACTGCCTTGTTCTTGTGCATAGTTAGTCATATCGATGCCAGCACTCTCAAACTCTCTCACGATATCTTCGTCTGCGCTACAGAGCATGGCATCATAACTTCCATTCTTTATATTTGCGGTTATACATCCATCTCCAAGTATGGCGCCAATAACATAAGGTGAGCTCGTTGGTTTGTAATGACGATTTCCCCAAGAGCGAGTAAACTTTACAGGCTCACACAAAGGTATGAGCAACTTGCTATTTTTAATCTCGCCAGTCTTCAGCTTTGCGAGGTGGTCAACAACCATCTGGGTGGTCCATACCCTATAATCATCATTGATAGATAACCCGTTAATGATTCTCTTCTTACTTCTATAACAAGTCTTACGTACATTCCAGAGGTGGTCGTATGATGCAATAACTTCAGACCCATCGACAAACTTTAGTTTGTAAGCAGGAAGTTTGCCGTGGTCTTTACGATATACGACACGCTGCATTCCACCATCAGTTCCACTGATGATGTCTCCTGCCTTTAAATCCCCGATGCGCCTATAGCCAAATGGTGTAACTACCTTTGTATCAACGAGAAGTGGACCGCCTCGCGAGCCGCCAACTATCTTAATATCAGCGTCTATAGACAGCATGCGCTCCTGTCCGCCACGCTGAGCTATAATCTTCAGCTTGTCGGGATGCTTCTTGTCGGTGTCTCGTAGAGACTGAATATACTCTTGCGTATATACAGGTTCTCCGTTATCCAATTTTAATCCTGAAAATACGTCTTTTTGCATAAATATTCATTTTAATACTGCAAATATACAATTTTTCTTTGATAATTGCATATTTATTCATATATTTGCAAAATAAAAGGTATATTTATACGTTTTCGAGGTGGAGGGACCACTTTCGGGATAACATTTTAAATCAACAAACAACATGACAAGAGAGGAACTCTTAGCATTAGTGAACAAGGAGGTTGATACCACCAAGTTCAAAGAACTTAGCCAAAAGACCATCAATGAGGAACTTGATGATGTTTTGGAAGATTTCGGTGATGACGAGGAAGCAAATTCCAAGTTGGTTACCAAGTTAGCAAACCGTCTGAAGCGTATCAACGGCAACTTGCACAAGAATATCTCTGACGAGGTAAAGAAGAGCAAGGAGGAGGCTGAACGCAAGAAGAAGGAAGAGGAAGAGGAGCGCAAGCGTAAGGAGGCTGACAAGAATGACGATCCTGACGACAAATACAACGAGCTTCTCAAAGAAATCAAAGCCCTCAAGGAAGCTAACGCAGAAAGAGACAAGAAGGCTGCAAGGAAGGCAACCATCGAGTCTGTAAAGGCAGGTTTGAAGGATAAGTTCGACAAGGCAAACCTTGAATTGAACGACTTTTTCCTCGATACTGCACTCTCTAAGCTGGAGATACCAGACGATGCAGATGTTGTCGAATTGGTGTCAAAGGCTGAAAATATCTATACTGCCGACTACAAGCGTGCTAACGGTGGAAATGCTGTACCACGAAAGGGTTCTAGTGCTTCTTCTGGTGAGGAAAAGAAACTCGACGAGCATGAATGGGACGACATTAAGGATATTTGCAAGGACAGAGCTACAAAGGCGACTGTCAAGAAATAATTCAGGATAACATTTAATTAAGGTAAAAAGATTATGCAGTACAGCAATTATTACGACCAGATGAACGCACAGGGTGCGGTATTCAATGGAGCGGTGCTCTTGCAGGCATCGGCTGAGATTGGCGGTCAGAAGCATGTGTACTTCAATCTTAAAGGTGCTGTTAAGGAAGCTTTCAGGTACCCTCCTATCGGTGGTATCATTGCTAATCCGTTCCCTGGCCCTGCTAAGATCTATGCAGGCGACCTCGTTGAGCATAGCCTTGGCTTTGCAGACAACAAGGGTGGCACTATTAAGATTCTGAAGTCTTACGCAGTTGCTAAGGCAACAAGTGCCGCTGACACAGACATCTACATCGTTCGTGACGGCTACCATCACATCCCATTTATTGGCGATAAAATCATGGTAGGCCAGAAGGATTTCAAGACAAAGGGAACTGGTGTTTCTGTCACAGCTGTTGAGGCGACAACCGATTCCACAGCAGGTGATGTTTGGAAACTTACACTGTCTGCCGCTTTGGGTGCATTGACAGTTGGTCAGGTGCTCGTCGAGGCTGCTGCGGTAGGTTCTACACTCCCTGTAGTGACAAATCCTAACTGTTTTGCTCCTCACGACTACGACATGCCGTTCTACACTCTTCCTGGTAGCGATGAGTTCGAGAAGCCTCGCCTGATGTTTACACCATGCTTACTTGGACCGGATGCGATTTTCATCAAGGACAGAATGAGCCCTCTTCCACCTGCTGTGGAGGCTATGAATATCAGTCGTTACCCAGAGTTATTCTACACGAACTACTAATTGTTTAACTATTAGATTGTATTTAGGATATGCCAAAGTTTAATATTGAAAATTCGAGGATGGCGAAGTTCTTCTCTAGTAAGGACAACACCAAATACCTCCAGAAGTTTCTTGATGAAAAGGACATCTTTCACGTAAACTACGGCTGGTGGAAGACACAGGGACGTATTGCTGCGGACCTGACACCGACCAACAGAAAGGGTGTTGCGACATTCACTGTCGAGGCAAAGAAACTTCGTGCCGCTACATTGGCTAACATGCGTGCTCCTTTGGCTGGTTCTTTCCAGAAGGATAAGGGTGGCTTGCAGGTTTACTCTGCAACAATTCCAGACTTTATCACAGACGGTATCTACCAGAATGCAGAGGAACGTGAGTATTTGATGAACCAGTTTGAAGAGTTCGGTAATGACCGTGATGTCGTTATGGAATGGACTGATCAGGTTCAGGAGTTGATGGACTCCGTTGATACCACTATGAACTTCATGACAGCGAAGCTTGCTTCTACCGGTAAGCTTGACTACACCGGTATCGGTCGCGGTATTCAGGCTCCAATCCACAAGACAAATATGCCTGCCGATAACTTCAAGAATGGCGGTAAGGTTGCTTGGGCTGATGAGACCTGTGATATTCTTGAACAGATGCGAGTTCTTGAAGAGAGCTGGCGTAAAACATTCAATCGTAAGGGTCAGCCTCTCGTTTGGCAGATGACCGTCAACACCTTCTTCAATGTGTTCTTGAAGAACAAGCAGATTAAGGAGTTGTGGATCAACTGGTGTAAAGCTCACTATGTAGCTTACGTTGAGGATTATGGTGTGAACCAGGATATGTTCCTGAAGGCATTCGGTGACATCCAGGGTCTTTCTCCTATCGAGCTTGTAGAAGAGGAAGAAACTACTATTCTCTTCGATGGTACACAGAAGACAGAACAGGCTTGGTCAGACAACATCGTTGTTCTTCGTCCTCGTGGTAACGCTTTTGAGTTCGAGCACAAGGAGATCAAGGATAAGAAGATGTTCGAGAAGTGGGGTAACAAACTTGTTGACAAGGTGTTCGCAACAACCAACGACGGTCTTGGTTTGCTTGCCAACACAACAATCGCCAACGGTGATTACCTGGAGTGGCATACAGACTTGATGTTTGCTGCTGTTCCAGCTATGCTCGACTTCCCTTACCGTTGGATTATCGACATCACCAAGAAGGGTTAATTCTTTAACGTAACTAGATTGTATGACTATGGATTCGGAGATGAACATTTACACTGTGAACGACTACCTTATTAATAAGGTGAAGTTCGAGATGCCGATGAAGGCTCTGCTGGGCATCATGCACGACAGGGAGCTTGAAAACGGCATCGACCTCAAAGCCTGCGACAAGGACAAGGTGAGACTTGCCTATGCCGATATGCTGAAATGGTTTGTTCTTGGTCCGAGCAAGGTGAACAACACCTCCGATTCCGATAACGGATGGACTCATTCGGGAGGTGGCTACGACATGTCGGACAACGACAGGAGCGAGATGAAGGCAGAGGCTAACGCTATATATGCGGAGCTGGAGCCTGATTCGATGCTCAAGAAGAAGTCCACCTTCCGGGTGACCTCCCACGGAGTAAAGAGGGCGAATTATTCTCCTTGGGGAGAACCTCTCCCTCACATCATCAAATAAGGCGTATGGAAAAGGAAAACATCAGAAACCCAAGATACCCTCACATCATCAAGATCGTGAGGAAGGTCGTCGGAAAAGCCGACCCTGATGACCCGTTCGCCGATGATGATGCTCCAGTTGGTGAGGACAAGGAAATCATTCTCTACTATGGCGAAGGCCGCAGCTACACCGATACCACAACAGAGGGAGACAAGAACGTCGACCAGAACAAGAGGAAGGCATCGATTCCTGTCAGATATGACGAATGGGATGCCGGCAGATGTCCTCTTGACGGTGACACCATCTACTCCACTGTCGGAAACAACACCGAGATAGGTATGGTAAAGGACTGCGAGCCGGATAATAACAGGACGGTCGTTTACTGGAATCTCACTAGGGTTTAGGTTATGGCAAAATACTTTAGCGGAAAGCGTCTTTCTCTTGGAGCGCAGTTCGAGCATCAGATTAAGCCAAGGGTTGAAAAGCTGGCGTATGACAAGATGCTTGCGATTATGCAGGAACTTGCTCACAGAACCGTCAACTATTTCAAAGAGAACAGGAAGTTCTACAACATCACCGGTAACGCCTATACCTCGTTCTATGCAGCAGTGTATTACAAAGGAAAGCTCATTTACATGGTGCGTGCCTCGAAGGGTGAAAAAGCACCAACGAGAGTAACCCTGGCGGAAGGAGAGAGATACAATCTCCCGTTCTACTACGACGGAGGAGAGAACAAAGGCTACACCGGTTCAGTCGGTGGCGGTCACCAGTGGGGTCCAAACCTTATCTACGGACGTATTGGAAAGGTGAAATCTACCGGGAAAGACTGGGCACTCGTTGCGATATGTCCTGTTGAATATGCAGTATTCGATAATGAGAACCGCATTTTCGAGACAGTTTACAACACATACGAGTCTCTTCCAGATATGTTCGATGCCTGCGTAGTGTACGCCAATAGTTCAACTTTTAACAAACTGTAAGCTATGGTAGATATCAAGCAGATATATTTCGACATAGGAAACGCCGTAAAGGGTATATGCGACAAGGTGTATCCCAGGAATCGTCCTAAGGCTGTGGATACCAAAATAGGTAGCTACATCGTCGTAAGTGCTCCGTACACAATCAGGAACAACGAGATGAACTACGATGGCTCCTACAACTACTATACTACCACTATCCAGATAGAGGTGTATGTAAGAGATAAGGCCTCCTCGGCGAATCCGAATGGTTTCAGTCCTGCGGAAATGGATAAGAAAGTCAAGGCAGTCCTCGAAAGATTCCCGATTTCTACAGACAACATCATCGTTACCAGGCCGAACGTTGCTATCCAGGCTGACGACGGCGCAGGTTTTTCCGTGACAATCATACAGGGAAGGTTACGTACTAGATAAGTATTCAGGTATAACAATTTAAAATATTTTAGATTATGGCTATGACAACTATTGACAAGATGAAGGACATTTTCAATGGTCCTAAGACTCTGCTCTACTCAAAGGCTATTACCGATTTGAGCAAGGCTACAGTTGACATCACCCCAGAGGTCGAGCTTCCGGTTACCGTTGACTCGCTGAAGGCGACTATGGATGACCCAACCATCAACCACTACAAGGTTATCGGTCTTGCTGGTGACTGGGCAACTACCGCAGAGCTCGGCGACTTCAATGTAGAGTTCGTTGTTCCTTCAAAGGCAAAGGACTTGCTGACAATTATGTTCGGCGAGGATGCTATCACAGAGCTGACAAAGGTTACTCTGAAGGGTACAGGTGACGCTACCCTCGACGCTACTACCGGCTTTACAGGTATCGCTGTTGAGCCTAAGAAGTTCAAGATCAAGGGCACTATCGTTATCGTTGACGACGAGAAGGAGAACCTCATGGTTATTACCAACATCGCTCTCTACGCTACATTGCAGTGGGATAACTCCGGTACTGAACCAGTTGCGTTTAAGTTCTCAGGTTCTATCGAGGGTGCAGGTAAGCGTAGCATCGCTTGGCTTACTAAGGCTCCTGCTACTGGTGACCTCGGCGGTTAATCAAGTAAAGGCTTCTTTAGGTAATTAGATTCAGGATAACAAACCGTAGGGCGGCAGGCTAATCAACAGCCGTGCCGCCCTTCTTCATTTAATAGCATACAATCATGGCAGAAGAAAAGAAAATAGAGCAGCCTTCAGTGGACTTGCAGGAGTTGCTTGACAGCGTGCTGCACGACGAGCCTACCGAGTTCGTGTTCCGTGGAAAGAAGCACAAGATCGGCTGGCTTCGCAAGGGAACCATGAGCAGGTGTTCCCACATCAGGTCAAAGGAGAAGAACGAATGGAAGCGCAACGTCAAGATTTGTGTCTGCATTCTCCTCAACAACATCTGGAAGATTCGATTCCTGTATTGGATCTACTGGCGCTGGCTCTACTACATCAAGGATGTGGATATAGCCGATGTGCTGAGAGTCCTCGATGTTTCTAAAAAAAAAATTCCATCGAACGCATTCTCACTGGCTACCATATTAGCGACCGGGATGACGGACGTGATGATGACGATGACGAGGAGCGAAGCAAAAGCTATCCAAGCAGAACCAGCTGGGGAGCAGCCTTCTCACTAGCGGAGAAGTTCGGTTTCCTCTTTCAGCGCAAGTACTTCATTGCAGCCTACGACTACTGGTGGGGCTATTCATCAGCGCAGATTGATCTCATGGTTGCAGACCAGCCTCTTGTCGTCTATCCAAAGACCAAGAAGGAAGGCGGTCCGAAGAAGCATACCAAGAAGGAGATGGATGACCTCTACGACAGATGGATGGAAAAGAAAAAGAATGAGGGAAGCCTCATCGGCAAGAAGATTAGTCTTGCAGATTACTTAAACAATAAACTCTAATTTTAAAAATATTCAGGATATGGCAGGTGGAAATATGGGAGACCTCAGTTTCTCGCTCACTCTTAAATCGAGAATTGAAGAGGAAACCAAAAAGATTACCAAAGAATTAAACAAGATTGATGCTACTGGTAAGCAGGCGCAGAATGCTTTGGAAGCAATATCCGAAGCAACAAAGGGTATTGGAGATAAGGGAGGCCGTGGTTTTGAAAAGCTAAACAACTTCGTTAAAGAATTACGTCGTAACATTGCCGTATTTTCAAGCGAAGATTTCTTTAGTCCGAAAAAACTCCAGCAGTTGGAGTCTGTCCAGGATGGGTTGTACAAAATAGACCGCATACTCGGAGATGTGTCTAAGGAAGGTGCTGGATTCAACATATTCCCTAACAGTGTTTCCACTGAGGCAAACAAGGCTGAGAGAGAACTTTATAAGTTATCTTCTATTATTGACGAAATCAACAAACGCCATGGTGAAGGAATACAGATGTTTGGCGTCGATTCAACGAACAACATACGTCAGTCGTTGTCAGAGCTGTCTAAATACAGAACTGAGTTAGAACAGATCAGGAATAACAGAGGTATTCATCCTATCACAGGACTCACAGCAACTGATGTCGTAAAGAGTTCCGGGTATCTTAATGCTATAGATAAAGCAAATACTTATGCAAAGGTTATAAAGGACGCAGCACGCGAGGCAAAAGAGGCAGAGAGGCAACGCCAGAATGATTTGAAGAACACGGAGCGTCGGTATGATTCTCTCGGCAATAAGGTTCGCCAGCTTCGCTCTGAATACAGCCGAGGAATTTCTGTCGGAGCAGATGTTAGTAAAGCGGAAGCTGAGATTAGCAGGCTCCTTTCTTTAATGAGAAATCTTAGAACCATCAAAGACAGGCTCAATTCGGAGAATTGGAGAAAAGGCCTAGGTATGCTTGGTAACATTGGCAGTGGACACGATACCACTTTAGCATCGAGGATACTTCAAGACCAAAAGGCAATAAACCAAGAGGTTCAGAAAGGTATCGAGCTTGAACAGAAGCGCCAGCAGGAAATTGCTCAGTCTGCTGCAAGGGCACGAAACGACCTTGCAGCAGCATTCGCCGGAGCAAACGCTGAAGCGAAGAAGATGCAATCCATAGTCGGAGACATCAAGTCTCTCTTCTTACAGGGAGGTATTGTCTTTGGCGCACAGCAATTCTTTAATTCAATCGTACAGACCGGTGGTGAGATTGTTCAGCAGCATGTTGCGTTACGCTCCATCCTTGGTGATGTACAGAAGGCTGACGAGCTGTTCGCTCAGACACAGCAGCTTGCGTTGCAGTCTCCATTCAAGTTTGGAGAGCTGAACCGAGATGTAAAACAGCTGGCTGCATTTGGAGTTGAGGCAAATGACCTGTATGATACCACAAAGCGTCTCGCTGATATCGCATCTGGTCTTGGTGTGTCTTTCGAGCGACTTGGCTTGGCTTATGGTCAGGTTAAGGCCCGTTCTTGGCTTGACGGTAAGGAGTTGCGCCAGTTTGCTTATGCTGGACTTCCACTCTTACAAAGAATTACGGAGCTTTACAATTCAGAAGGGAAGAACGGAAGGAACAATTATACCCAGGCAGATGTCAAGAAGATGATTACTGCTAGACAAGTAAGCTTTGAGGATGTCCAGAAAGTGCTTTGGAAGATGACGGATGAAGGCGGTCAGTTCTACAATATGCAGTTCGTCTTATCAGAGACATTACTTGGTCGCTGGAACAAGCTCATTGATGCCTGGGATATTATGCTAGGAAAGTTCGCAGAAGGCAAGAATATCGTCGGAGGTACTTTCTCGTTCATCATAAATAGAGTAACCGACCTTGTGTTAGCTTTGGACAAGCTGTCTCCTGCCCTTCTTTCATTCGGAGCGGTGTTTGCTGCAAGGAAGCTCGGCGGTATGGCTTATTCTAAGATGGGTATTGGATCACTTGCTAAGAGTTATACTCAGCAGATGAATTCCCAGTTAAAGTCTTATGCTATCGAACAGCAGCAACTTGTTGTGGAAGGAGAGATTACGCAGAAGATTGCCCAGCAGAATGTATTCAAGAAAGCTGCTATTCTGTCGGAAAAGCAATCGCTTGTCGCGAGCTACAATAGGGCTGCACTCGAAGGAAGGATGTCCGTATTGCAGATGCAACGAGCAGTCAAGGAAGGCTTGGTTTCTAAGGAGATAATTAGTCAGCTCGCATTGATGGGACAAATAACCGCCAAACAAGAGCAAATCATCTTGAATGGAGGCAGAATGTCTGCCGTATGGAGCATGACAACTTCAAAGATCGGAGGATTTATCAACGCCATCGGTGGTTGGTGGGGGATCGGCATTACGGCTATCACTTCATTGTTGATGGGGTACAATCAATGGTCAAGTCGAGTAAAGGAAGAAAAAAAGACGTTGATTGATGGAGCTAAGCAGAAATCCAAAAGTTACGGAGATTTTCTGTCTGGATTAGGCCCAAAAGACGCGTCCAACCTTTCTTCGCAAGTTGACTCGATGAAGGAGATTCTGAAAAGTTCAGATGACTACACGGATTCTATCAAGCAGCAGGTTGAAAGCGCAGGAAGCCTGTCAAAACAATACGACATACTCAAAGAAAAAATTGAGGATGCGAAAAAAGCAAATGATGGCTTAGCTGATAAATATGGAGTTATAACGAATAACGCAACTTCAGCAACAGGTCTTGTTAGCGACAACCTATTCGATATGATCGGAGCTGATACTCCACAATGGTTACAGTGGTTGAATGGACTCACGAACGATGATATTGCAAAGAATGTGGAGCAAGCACAAGAATCTCTGTCTAAGTTCCAGGTGATGTTCGACGAGCTCGACTCTAATACAAAGGCAAAAATGGAGGATTTTATCCGGTCTTTGATGGAAAACAACGAAGAGCTAGCAAACCAAATCAAGGGTCTGCCCCTTACTGAGCAGATTAGGATGCTTGCGGCTATTGGCGGAGATGATTGGGAAAAATTTGTCGACAAGTTTGCAAATGGAAGCAAGGAGACAGAAAACTGGTTAAAGGAACTTGCGGAAAGAGCGAAGGATTCTAGCGATGATGTGTCCGAAATAATGTATGACGACGTGCCGAGAGGACTTGAGTCCGTCAGAAAACAGCTCGGGTTGTCTCAAGATCAATTCCGCACGTGGGCAAAACGAAACCCTGAGATTTTCGCCAGCATGATGGACAAGATGGCTCAGAAAGCAAATATTACAAGCAAAACCATCTTGTATTATTTTCATTCGGCTATCAGCAAGCTCATGGATATGGACTTTTGGCCAGGCGACAGTGGTAACGGAAAGCAGGGAAAGCCTTCGTATAACTCTGGCGTGAACACTCCTTTCTCTGAGATTATAAGGCAAAGACTTCACAAGAACGGAACTTTCACTGGAAACAAAAAGAAAGGTAAGTTTTGGACGAGAGAGGTTGACAATGCGTTAAGGCAAGTACAAGACCAGTCTTTCGAGACCACAGGTGAGAATATTCGTAAGGAGCTCAAAGCTGCGAGAAATGAGCTTGACACGATAGTCAATGGAAAAGTAAGCAAGAATTCTTCTGAGTACAAGAATGCTAAACACAAGTATGACTTGTGGAAAGCTATCGCTGACGCAGGTTACATCTCTGACGATCTTGGAAAGAACAAGGTTACGGGTAACTTTGGAAAAGACAAAAACAAGAATGGTCGCGAAGAAGACGCTGAGCTCAAGCGTTTACAGGAGCGTCTAAGCAGTCTTAAGTCTGCAAGACAGATGTATCAGAAGTACAAGAGCATCATGCCGAACGAAGAGGCAAAGAAGAAGACTTACAATCTCTTCCCAGAGGTTACCGGTCTTAATCTTGACGACTACCAAAAGGCTGTTCATTCTCTCCTTGAAGGATTCAGCATAAACACCACCGAGAGAAAGAAGTTCCAGACTTCCATCTATCGTGAGGTTGCAGAGTGGCTCTTCGACGAGAAGGACAAGAAGGAGTACGAGAGAAAGGCAGCTGACTTCAATGAATCCATGAACAAGCTGTCAGAACGTTGGGATTTGTACAAGAGTCTTCTCGAAAAGACAGGCAGCAAGTTCTTTGCTGAGTCCGCATGGATTGACGCTTTTCAGATGGATGACAAGACTCAATCTCTTATGGACGAGTATTACGCTCACTACCATGAGATATTTAATCTTCATAACTCTCTCAATATGACGGATGGTGAAGCTAAAGCAAAGCTTAAGCTCCCAAATCAGTACGAAGAGTGGAAGAAGATTACAGAACTTCTCCGTGGTAATTATGTCAAGTCATTAAAGGATGCCGCCGACATCATCGAGAAGACGGAAGATTACGAGGACAAAATTCTTAAGATTCGACAGGATTACGATAAACTTATCAGCAAGACGAATGATCCTGGTATCAAGGCAAGGTACGAGATACAGAGAGACAAGGAGATTGGTCAGGTTAAGCTTGACAAGTTTAAGAACTCTTCTGATTATCTCAACTTCTACGGAGCCATCGTATCTCTCGGTATGGACAAGGCTCAGACTATCGGAGCAAGAATCAGGCAGAATATCAATGAGGCTCTGCAAAACGGAGCTATCGATGCGAGAGAGTACGCCAAGGAAATCAAGCAGCTTGATGAGCAGTTGTCGAAGCTGACGAGTCCAAAGAAGACTTTCCTCAATGGAGGTCTAAAGGGAATGGCCGAGCAGAAGATTTCTGATGCCAGCGAGCAGATGACAATCGCAGCAAGTAAAATTGCTGAAGGAAAGAAGGTTCGCGAACTTGGCCTCAAAATGGGAGACGAAAACTTCATCAAGCGTGGTGACAGCATGATTGCCAGTGGAAAGGCTATGATGAAGGCTGCTGAGATTCTGTTTAAAGATGGAACAAAGGCGAAAGAATCTCTTGATAAGTTTGCTAACGTAGTAAGCATTATCGACCAGAATGTCCAGGGAATGAGTGAAGCATTCAATGACATCAAAGAGACTGCTTCCCTTCTCGGAGCTGACACTGAGTCTGACGGATGGCAGGACGCTTCTGCGTTCTTCGAGACATTCTCCGGTATGTCAAGTTCACTGTCAAAGGTGGTAACAAGCGCGGAGTCCGGCAATATTGGTGGAATCCTTGCCGGTGTCACCGGCATATTTACTTCACCTATCAAGGCGTTTGCAAAGGCTCATGATGCTAAGCTCGACAGACAGATAAAGCTCGCAGAGAGACAGCTGAATGAATTGAAGAACCTATCTAGCAATATCAGTTCTGTTATCGAAAAGACGCTCGGTGGAATCTATTCTTACGAGAGATCTTCAGATACGACTAAAAAGCTCAACGATGTCAAGAATGACTATAAGGCTTGGGAGGCTTATTCCAAGACTGATATGGGCAAGGCTTTCTTCGGTGGCAAGAACTTGAGTCACTACAGCAAGGAGACCTATGATGCTGTGATGAAGACGGAGACGAATCCTTCCGCATACGCAGACCAGCTCGCCCTACTCCACGCTCAGGAAGACGAGCTAAGGAAGCAGAGGCAAGCCGAGGATGATAAGAAAAAGACGGATAAGGATAAACTCGCCGACTACGACCAGCAAATCAAGGAGATGGAGTTACAGATCAAGACGTTCGCACAGGACTTCCTTAAAGACGTTTACTCTATCGATATGAAGAGCTGGGCAAGCACACTTACTGACACTATCGTGAGTGCATGGGCTAAAGGCGAGGATGCGGTAGATGCCTATAGGGAGAAGGTGAAGGACATGGTTCGCGATGTTACGAAGAATATCGTATCTCAGAAAATCATGGAGAAGGCACTTGAAAAACCTCTCGAATGGCTTACATCCGTTCTTGATGAAAAGGGACAGCTCGACGAGACAGATATGGATAAGTTTGCAAAGCAGCTTTACGAGGTTGGGGAAAAAGTAACTCCTCAGATAACCGGACTCTTTGATGCAATGAAGAATAATGGATTTGATATGAGAGAGAACGGAAGCTCATCTGCCACCAACTCTGTTAAGAGTATCACAGAGGAGACAGCTGATCTCCTAGCCAGTTATGTAAACAGCATACGTCTCGATTTGTCTGTTGTTCGTGAGATGCAGGGGAAATTCTTACCTGAGATGAGTGAGATTGCAAAGTCTCAGTTGACTCAGCTTAACCTGATTGCTCAAAACACCTTGCGCAATGCAGATGCAGCAGAGAGAATCGATAAGACTGTCTCGGAGTTGAACGATAACTTCAACAGAGTTATCAATGGTACGAAATCTTTAAAAATGAAATAATTATGTTTGGAAAAAGTAATTTATCAGACAGAATGAAGAACGAGGCGGTTTCACTGGGTCTTTGCGCTCAGTGGACCGCCGAGTGGCACGACAACTCATCCAAGCATGAGATGGTCGAGAAGTTTGTTAAGGGTATCGACTTCTGTATCGGAAGAAACTGGCCTTCGACCAAGGTTATGAAGAAGAACTTTGGTGATGTCATTCATGATCATGGTGTGTATGTTGACGAGAACGTTGACCTGCAAAACCCAAAGATTGTCATCCTCAATGGAGAGTGTGTAGCAAACATCAACTATGACTGGATGGATAGCGGTGAGATATACGTAAGACACAACTCTTCACTTTACCTGAAGGTCAAGGGGTTCTCCAGGGTGTTTGTCAATCTGTTAGATGGTGCAGAGCTTCATGTTGAATGCGAAGATACCGCAAAGTGCTTCGTCTACCAATACGGAGGAACAGTCGTGAAAGCTACCGGACCAGTCAATATCAGGGATAGACACGACTTTAAGTTCAATTAACGCATATTTATGCGCATATTACTTGCATATTTATGTATTATTTTGTATATTTGCAATTATAAAAAGTTGAATTAAGGTATGAAAGATTATTTCAGGATATACATGCAGAAGGAAGGCGATGGGAACGAGGTGAAGGACTCCATCGCCGACTTCGGTATGTACGTTAGCGAGAGTCCGTTCAAGCCTTGCGATGCCGTCAAGGAACCTATTAAAAGGGAATGGCACGACGAGCATGGCGACGATGAGTATATTGGTAAGGATGGCCTCTATATGGCGGCATACGAGAACAAGGTCAAGTTCCTGTTCAAGGGTGATGCCTTCGGTGCCAACGAGAAGTGTAAGGCTTTCATCGACTATCTCCGCAAGTCTGGCATGATGAAAATGTACTGCGACTTCAACAGGGTTGGAAGGCAGCATGTGAGACTGAAGAGCATTGATCCGGACCTATACAGATATCCGGGCAGCGAGGATTTGCTTGTCCTCTCTATTACATTCAAGTTTAACGACCCTGTTACTGATGTCAAGCCGATTATGGACGCACAGGGCAGTATTTCAAATTTAGGATAGCATACAAATGAGCACTTGGAATATTTATCATAAGGATGGCTCGAAGCTGACAGACGTTAACGGAGAGCAGATAACCGTTCATGGATTGGAGTACTCTGATTCCTGGATGGGCGAATGCTTTTTGACTATCAACTTCAAGCATGAAGTGCCTATCAACTTTCAGATAGGCGACTATATTGTCTATCGTGGCGAGCGATTCGAGCTCAACTACGAGCCGGGCAAGGATAAGCAGGCAAGACCTGACACCTACGGTGAAGGATTCGTTTACGAAAACGTGAAGTTCAACTCCTTGCAGGACGAGCTGTCAAGGGCAGATTTTCTCGATGTTGTTCTCAACGACAACGAGCTGCACTATACATCACTTCCAAAATTTCCTTTCTACGTAGAGACGCTTGATGATCTTCTTGACAGAATTCAGGCAAACCTCGACGAGCAGATTGGCGCTGGCAAGTGGAGGATCTATTCAAGGAATATGGACCGTTCTGTACAGCGTGGATGCCTGAAAAGCGAGTGGTTGTCTGTTTATGGTGAGAAAACAGACGATAATATCATCGATTCACAGTCTGTCACCGTTGATTCGGTAACCTGTTGGGATGCCCTCGCGCTGATAAACAGCAAATGGGACATCAACTTTATCGTGCGCGGAAGAAACGTGTATGTCGGAACCACCGGCATACAGGCTGCACACATCTTTAAGTATGGTCTCGGCGAGGGGCTTTATGAACTGGAACAGAACTCTGATTCTGACCAGAAGGTTATAACGAGACTGAGAGCTTATGGTTCGGAGAAGAATCTTCCTTCTCATTACTATGCGGACCTCGGTGTCAAGTACGTGGCGAATATCACGAAAGTGGTTACAGCTAGCACAAATGTCGAGCTTGAACTGGATATCGACTATATCGAGACATATTTCAAGAATAAGAGAAAGTACGTCGTTTCCGGAGAGTCTCAGGAGCAGTCTAACGGATGGGTTCTTCAGGTAACGTTCGATTTTCAGACTACCATTACCGGTTATGTAACACAGTCAGGCAGCTCTGGCAAATGCAGGTTCTACTCCGAGTTAAAGGGAACACAGACTGACACCGGAGATGAGGAATCAAAGGAGAAGCTTGATGCGTTTATTGCGCAGGTCAAGGCCGGAAATACAAAGATGTATATCACGTCCGGGCTCAATAAGAAGGTCGTTCCTTCATCCATGAAGGAGTACGCAAAGAATCTTCCGAATAATATGTCCATCAACAGGCTTATGCTGCCTGGATTTCCACATGTGTCGCTGAGTGACTTCTATGATTCGCTCACCGATGAGGAGAAGAAGTACGTGAACCCTACCGGGAAACAACACAGATTCTCTACTGACCCGCATAGACCATACATCGATTCCATCAACATCGATCAGATTGGTCTGCGTTCGGCATCGCAGTTCTTTGACACAGATGATAAGACAAATGGAATCATTGAAATCTACCCTACCATCGAAGAGATGGAAATCGGTGGCGTGCGTGCGGATGAGATTGACGAGGGTGTCGCTCCTGATGATGACGGCCGATATGATGGCGACCCTGGTCCGAATAATGTTGATATTTATCTCACCAAAGCTGTTGATTTCGATATAAAAGATTTAGCGGACGACGATTTCTCAATCTCCATGAAAGATGGTATGTGCGGCGGACGAACATTCAAAGTGGCATCCTCAACCAAGGTTGATGGTAGATGGAGACTTACTATTGAGAGGAGCAAGGATGATGCTCTTGAGCTGTGGTTCCCATACAAGGACTATCCTATCAGGAAAGGCGATCATTTCGTTCTTACCGGCATCACCCTTCCCGATTCGTATGTCAAAGCTGCGTCTCTGAAGCTTTTGAAGTATGCTCTTGCCCTACTCGACAAGAACGACTATACCCGATTCGTCTATCAGCCAAAAGTTGACGAGCTTTTTATGGCAAGACAGCACGACAAGGCTGTAGCCGACACCACCGGTACAATCAAGAGTCTTCACGACACCTTGAAAGCTGGCGACCTTATGGAGTTTGAGGACGGAGACCTTAAAATCGGCGGAATAATAACCATTGATCAGCTTAACATTGTTGAGAAGGAGGGTAAGATTCCAACATACGAGATTGTTCTCCGTGAAGACAAGGAAGTCGGAACTATACAGAAGATTCAACAGCAGATCTCGTCGCTACAGAACGGAGTCAATGCAAGCCTTACTGCATCACAGGTAAAGACGCAGGTTGCCGTAGAGGGAAGTAAATACTTCGTCTCAAAACTCACCGACGATATCGCCAAGGGCACGGTTACTTGGGAAAAGGTGCAGAAGTTCTTTAGTGGATTGCTTATCGGTAACTCCAACAATGAGAACGGAGGCTCGTGGACTCCCGATACAGAAGGTCGCTCGCATCTCATCACCGATTACCTGGAGGTGAGAATGAAGGCTATCTTCGAGGAGCTGGTTATCAAGAAGACATCTACAATCGGCGGTAAGGAGATTATCTCTCCTGCTGGCGGTGTGGTGGCTCATAAGGTAGAAGTTGTTACTGTGACATATAATAATGTGTCACAGAAGGCTTATCGTTGCTATTTCTTAGCAGAGCAGGAAGGTGATTCTGTAGATAATGATTTCGCTGTTAACGACCAAGTGCGCTCGGAATCATTCAATGTACGCAAGGGCACTTACCACAAAGTTGGCAATCACTTTTACTGGCGATTGGTAATCGGTCGTGATGAGGAACCTGTAGAGTTGGAAGGAAAGAAGTATCATTATATCGACCTCTCCGATACCGATTGTGCTACGGCAAGCGACGTACCTGCTAAAGGTGATGTGTTGTCGCAGTGCGGTAATAGAACCGATGTAGAGCGTCAGAACTGCCTTATCTTCTCGGCGGTAGATACCTATTCGCCATCCGTCAGCCTCTATCACGGCATCAATAGCTACTCCTTTGCAAACAAGGAATACGTAGAGTATGGTGTAAACAAGCAGACCAACAAGGCGTTCTTCAATGTTTATGGCGATATGTATGTAGGCGACCGACCTACCAAGGAGAATGGTTACGAGGGAAGCAGCTACATCAAGTATGACAGCGCAGCCAAGCAGGTATCTGTTAAAGGCAAGATTTCTGCCAAATCAACTGTGGATGGCAAGGAACTGTCTCAGTATATTAAGGAGAACTCAGCAAAGGGCTTGACCGAGGAGCAGGTAAACAATCTCATCAAGAACTCGCAGGTCATTGCCGACTTGCAGAATCAGGTGGATGGGGCTATCGAGACGTGGTTCTATGAGGGTGTGCCTACCTTGAAGAATGCCCCTGCCAGCAGCTGGACTACCGATAAGGATAAAGATACCCATCTTGGCGACCTTTATTACGACAACAAGACGGGTAAGGCATATCGTTTTGCCAAGGATGGCAACACCTACAAGTGGACTATCATTACAGATACCGACATAGCTAAAGCCCTTTCCGATGCAAGCAAGGCACAGGAGACCGCAGACGGCAAGATGAAGGTATTCAGTACTCAACCGAACCCACCATACCAAGTTGGTGACATCTGGGTCAATGCTACATATCCTTCTGACGGCAGTACCTACAAGAATGAGGTATTGCGCTGTCAGACCAACAAAGCGGCTGGTTCTCAGTTCGTCATCGGTGACTGGATTAAAGCATCTAGATATACCGATGATACCGTTGCCAACGCAGCCAAGAAAGCGGCAGAGGATGCTCAGAAGGCGGCACAGACCGCACAGACGAACATTACGAACCTCGGAAAGACCGTCACTGGCAACAAGAAGGCATTCGATAACTACGTCAAGGATGGCTACCTAGAGCCTTCAGAGATTGCGGCTATGGCGCAGGACTCTAAGCGACTTGAGGATGATTTTGCGGCTGCGCAGAAGTCATATAATGAAGTGAAGGGAGCAGAGGTGCTGAAGGATACCAAGGAACTCTCCGACCTCAATTCCGCTTTTGCTACCCTCTCTACTGCCAAGAAAGAACTCATCACGTATCTCTCCGATATTTCGACAAGATACAATGCGGCTGATACTAACGGCAAGGCTACCATCGTCTCAGCCGTTGGAACGAAGTTCACCAACTTCCAAAACGCATATTCTGCCTTCTATGACAAGCTGGGATTGGCGAACGCATATATCACTAGCAAGATATATGGCGACCTCGGTGTAGTTATCGGTGACGTAACCAGCCTTGCTTACTTAAAGAAGGCTCTGATGGATGCTCCCGATACAGAGATTAACGGAGGTCTGGTTCTTACATCACTCATCGGTTTGCGAGACACGGATGGCAATACTACGGCAGGTATCAATGGTATAACAGAGAAGTCTGCAAAGGGAGGTGGTGTCGCCGCTTGGTTCGGTGGCGAAATGGTCGATAAGGACTACAACGATGGCTCTAAGACTCCTGCCAACACCATCTTCCGCTTCGATGGTTCGGGCTATGTGGCAGGTGGCGCAATCTGGTGGGGAACTGATGGTAGGGTTCACGCAGACCCGACATCGTTTATCATCAGCGAGAAGAATCTTGGCGCATACCTCACCTTCTTCGAGCCTACGTGGAAGTCAGGAAGTGCAGGAACGAGCGTTGCCGACCTTGTGTCTTTGAAGCCAAACGCTCCATTCTCTAAACTTGGCGTATCAGGCGATGCTACATTCGAGGGCGCAATATCCTTCCACGGCATCAAGCTCACGTATGATGCAGCCAATAAGGCAATCAAGATTGATGGTAATCTCTATGCCACAGGTGGTATCAGTGCATACGGAGCAAGTGATGGTACAAGTAGTGGTGGTGGGTTGAATGGTAGTGTGAAGAGCTATGCAGATGCCTTGAAACTTGCTAGCGAATCTCTGTCTGAGATAGCTTCTGCCTACTCCATCAAGGCTCTTGATAGTCGTATCGTCAGCCTAGAAGGAGGCTCGGCTATGGACGTTAGTGTTAGCGGTAGTGGAAACGCAGTGACAGCTATCAGTAAGAGCGGAACGACTATCAGCGTGACAAAGGGAGCAACGTTCTTGACTTCACATCAGAGCCTTGCGAGCTACCTTACTAAGACTGACGCAGCCAGATTGTATCAGCCGAAGGGAAGCTATCTTACCGCCCACCAATCGCTCGATGGTTATGTAAATGCAATAATAACAAGTGGAAATGGTAATGCCATTACTAGTGTATCTAAGAGTGGAAAGACTATTACTTTCACAAAGGGTAGCACGTTCTTAACGTCTCATCAAAGTTTAAATAACTATGTTACAAAAGGTAGTATACTTAAAGATAATGTAAATTTAGATTCGATAACAACAACAGGATTTTATCGTGCAAGTGGTCTTAAAACTCTTCCTGGATATGGACAATTACTTACAATTTTTGCTGGTGGTGATACTATTACGCAGATTTATGGTGCTTTTGATGGAAGACTATATACCAGAGGAGGAAATCCTACAGATGTCGGTGGTCATGGTTATTGGAGTTCTTGGAAAACTATTATTTATGACGGGGACAATATTAGTCATTTTGCAAATGATGTTGGTTATATTAAAACACATCAAGATATTAGCGGAAAAGCTGATAAAAGTCAACTTGCAAATTACTTACCATTAAGTGGTGGAAAAATGAGTGGAGTTTTACAACTTGATACTCCATCTACAGGTATGACTGATCCAAATACAATGAGATTATTTCTCAATACCAATAAATATAATGGTATAAATTCTACTCCTGGAATAGGATTTCATATATTGAATACATGTTGGGGTAATCTGAGAATGGAGTCAGATACAAGTTTAACTTGGTTCAATGCAAAAAATGATGGTTATTTACCAATAAAAGCTAGTGGATTTGTTATAGGTGGAGTTGCTTCTGATAATTATGTATTATTAGCTGGTGGCGGTCATAAAACAATATCTAGTTTATCTGTTAATTACGCTAATAGTGCAGGAAGTGCTAATTCTGTAGCTTGGAGTAATGTAAGTTCAAGACCTACAAAAGTTAGTCAGTTCGCTAACGATAGCGGCTATATTACATCTAGTGGAAGCTGTTCTTACGCATCATCTGCTGGTAATGCTGATACTGTTGATGGTTATCATCATACTTCATTTTTAAAGTTGGCTGGTGGTACAATGACAGGAAGATTGAATTTTACACCTAGCATTTCTGCTACTGGAAAATATGATGAAGGTATGATGTGGTTTGGTAGTATTAGTCATGGTTTAGCTACTAATTATTATTATTATATTCCTTGGTTTGGAGGTCGCGATGTAGTAAACAATTATGGATATGGTAATACAATATCTGTAGGTGCTTATCATCAACAAACTTCGGATTGCGGTTTATACATAGGAATGTCTTGGGATGGTAATGCTCCGGATAATTTTTTCAGGTTTTCTAGAAGCGGTAACTTTCTTGCCCCTGGTGGCATCACAGCCTACTCATCCTCAGACATCCGCTTGAAGCAGGATTTGCGGAAGCTGGACTACTTAGGTATCATCAAGGCAATGGGTGGCACTTATGGCTTTGCTTGGAAAAAGGACAATACAAGGTCTATCGGCTGGATTGCTCAGCACGTCTTGTGCAACCCTCACTTAAAGGACATCGTGGAGACTGACGAGAAGGGCTACTACAAGATTAATTACTGGTCTCCGAAGTTGATTGCAACGGCATTCGGTGCTATCGAGCAGGTGGGCGATGAGGTCAGCAGGTTGAAGGCTCGTGTAGTCTTCCTCGAATCAGAGGTTCAGCGATTGAGCGGAAAGCAGGACGGCAATAACAAGAAGAGATTAGATAACAAGAATATTAATTTATTAAATTAGATTAGAAAATGGAGAATTTAAAGATTAACAAGAAGAGTGAACAGACAACCGCCACTTACACAAAGGGTGGCTATCGAGTAGAAATCACCTACAATGTTGACAAGACGGGTGGCAACATCGACAGCATCAACATGAGTATCTATGGTGATGCAAATGGTAACTATCTCGGCAATGCGAACGCAAGCTCCAACGGCAGCGAGCTGACCTACAACATCAGCGGCATCCCTCAGAGCAAGCTCAGTGAGGTATCAGCATTGATAGCGGAGGTTGATTCCGCTATCGCTACCAATATGGCTAGCGAGGCAGCAGAGTAAGTATCGTGAGTATTAACGCAGGGTGGCTCTTATAGAGCTGCCTTGCCTAGTGTTTTAAGTTTTAAAGATTAAGCGTATGGCTCTATCTAATAACAAAATCACTGCTCCAGTGAGCGTGGATGATGTTGCGGATTGTCTCGGAATGAACCGCAGCAGTACCTTGGCAGACCTATGCACGTCATCGAAAATTAACGTCTGGGCGAAGTACAAGCCTACCGTATTTCCATCACCCTTTCCTGACGATTGGTATAAGGCGAAGGATGGCAACTACGGCATCAATATTACGGTAGAAAACGGCAAGAGCAACTGGAAAGACCTTGTGGCAGAATACTCCAAGACCAATAATGGCTATACCACCTTATATAACAAGCCAACTGGCGGTGCGTCTTCTCCATACCGCCTTGGCGATTTCAGAGGGTACTTTCACAATGCGAATCCCGAAGTCAGAGACTATCTTGGAATGAATATATTCATCCGTGAAAGTGATACCAATCAGATAACTGCGGAGTACAATGCCATATCGGTAGATGGAGACCAGGTAAGCTACTTCGAGTTTGCAGCATTCAAGGATAAGTACTTCGGCTACATCATCACCGATAAGAGCAAGTCCACCCTCATGTTCATCACCACCGCATCCAGCGTGGGCACATTCACCGTGCCGCTGCCCAAGAACGCCCTTCAGGTAGGCGATTACCTTGCCTTTCCGATGTTCTGCTCGTTCAACTACTCCAGCGACCACACCCTTCATCAGATGACTTGCTATGCCATCCCAAACCTCGCAGGAGGCAAGCAGCTCTCCATCATCAGCCAGTCACAAGCCGTGGCTGGAAACTTCGCACAGATTACGGCAGAGCAGAAGCTTGGTAGAATCATCGTAACGCTGAAGATGAAGAATAACGCCACTACAGTAAAAAATGTTGCTGTATATTGCGTATATCAGACCGACCCGTCCAAGGGACAGAGTATGGTCGTAGGAGAGTATATGAATACGGTAGGAACGATGAATGCAGGTGAAACCAAGACTGTCAGATTCACAAATCTTACAAGTGGAAAATCGTATAAGATATACGTGATAGCAAATGGCACTTGGGTTGTAAAGGATCTTTTCCCATTAAGTGGTATTACGCCCGATATGTAGTAGATATAAAAAGAAGTGTAACTATATTAAAAATAAGAAAGAAATATGAGTGTAAATAACGGAAAAATCACCCCCCCCATATCCATCGATGATGTTAAGTCGGTGCTGGGAGAACCGAGTAATGATATTGCCACATTGTGCAAGTCCGCCAAGATAAATATGTGGGCAAAATACAAACCAACCTGTTACCCTTCACCTTTTCCCGATAATTGGTATAAGGCTAGGGACGGGAACTATGGAATTTCTGTTCCAAGCTATAACACTCTAGAGTCTTTGTACAATGCTTATTTTATAGATGGTGACGAAAATCACGATAACGGATATTCGTATGAGAGACCTTCGGGAGGAAGTGCAGAGCCTTATCGCTTGGGTGATTTTAGGGGATACAATAGTAGAGCTACTAGTCCAATTTATGGTTTTCGTGCTACAGTAAGGGCTACATCCAATAGTGGTGTGTCGGGGTCTTGTGGATTTCGCAGACCATCCGTAGGTGAAGATGATAGAGTTAACCTAGAAGATATTGGTATAACGAAAGATTGTTATTTCGGCTTCGCTCTGTTCAAAAGTGGGAAACCTGTTTATTTTAGGACAGAATCAAACACTGTAAGCAATGGTAATTTTCTTGTGCAAATCGGTGGAAATGGTTCTAATTTAGCTACAGGAACTTACGTTGCCATTCCTTTTCTTTCCACGGCTAAGTATGACAACAGTAACAGACCTAATTTTGTAGCAGGAAGTTGGTATCCAATTCCTACAGCAGTACCAAACGAAGTGATAATAGAAACAACTCAGAATGCTTACTTGCGAGACTTGAAGTTAGGTTATGACCCATCAACCAAAGAGGTTAGATTGAAGAATGTTGGTTCTACGACATATAAAAGAATCCATATTGATATTAGGTTCTCTACAAGTACTCAAACGACTGCTTTCCAATTTGGCGAGTATAGGGCTGTAGCCAACAAAGATATTGCGCCTAATGAGATTATCACAGTTGATATAGGTAGCTATGCCTTACTGGAAGGGAAAAGTTATAAAGCCATGCTTTACGTAGCAAATACATTTGTTGACCAGATACTTTTGCCATCTAATTCGGAAATGCAAGGCTAAATGAGAAAATGAATTAAGTTTAAACATAAAAATAAAGAAACAATTATGAAGAAGATTAAGACAATCGAGGCTGTTGCAGCCTACAGAACACTGAAGGCATTGAAGACATCATCAATGGGCGATGATGCCGCTATGCGAGTTTGGAAGAATATGAAGGCTCTGCGCCACGTAGCCGATACCTACGACAAGGATGTGGAGGAAGCGCAGGAGAGCCTGAAGGATGATAAGTTCGAGGAGATGCAGCGCAAGCTCCAGGAGTGCCAGCAGCTAGAGCAGAAGCACGCCGATGAGGGCTACGAATATAACAAGGACGATTCAGCCAAGTTTGCGGAGGTCAACCAGTACTTCTTCAATCAGAAGCAGAAGACCGAGAAGTACTTCTCAGACCTTGCCAATGCCGAGGTAGAGGTAGCTATTGAGGATGTTGACGAGAAAGAGCTTTTCAAGGCAGCGAAAGATTGCGGCTTGAAGTTCGCCGATATGGAGAGCCTTGAGGTTGTGATAGGATAAACACTGATAAGTAGATAGAAATAGCGTTAGAATTTGGCAAGAAAGCCGTTCTAACGCTATTTTTGTGACTTATTACTTTCAGATTGTTACTTTTTATAAAGTTTAACAATAAAATATTGCGCAAAATGAACGGAATTGTGCAATATTGTTTATTTTTGCAGAACTTTCCTTATTATTAAGAATAAGGAACTAAGAATAAATAATAACCCCAAAAACAAAAGGAGAAGAATTTATGACTAAAGAGGAAGAAGATGAAGTCCATCGGTTAGTTCAATCAGTCGGTGTTGTACAGTTGTCAAGAGTAATGTTTAAGGACATGGACGTTAGCGAAATGATAAACGTCATTATCCTTGCAGGTAGAGGCTACAGCATAAAGCTACTCACTTGGTTTAAGTATTATTGTGAAGTGATGCCTCTGTTTATCATGCTTTTTCATATTGCATGCATGGTAACATTTGCGTCTCATGAAAAAGAAATGTGCGTATGGTTTAAGGAGAATTGGGTATCGGCAGCATTTATCTATTTTTCCGTTTACATCCATCCGCTTGTACTTATAATTGCGAGCAGATTCTTTTGGCTCTGCTACAGATGGCGTATTCCGATGATAATCTATCTATTTGGGATAAATGCTATTCATATCGTATACTGGAATGTTTTTACCACCAACGAAATGGTGGAAGCTAATGTTGTAATACTTGTAATGACCATTATATTTTATGTATATGGTTTTGCCGATAAGTATTTCTCAGGCAAGGGCTGTCAAAGTTTAATCTCTAGATTATAATGATATGGGAAAGTTATTTGGTTATCACACCTTGGGAGTGTTATTAAAATCGTTATCGGATTCTTGTTTTCGAGCAGACGAGCAAGAGAAGAGAGGGGAGAAGGTAACTGCTTGCGGAATGAGCAGCGATGAGATAGAAGACCTTTGTGAGAACTATCTGCCGTATGCTCTCAACCCTATGTTGAGCACCGAGGAAGTCAAGGAGAAGCTACACGTTTCTGATGCCACTTTGAACAGAATGGTTGCTAGGGGTGAAATCCCGAACGGCGAGTGCAAGAAACGTGGGCACACCCGATATTGGAAGAAGTGGGATATTCTGCACTTCATTAAAAAGAAAAGAAAATAATAGTTGAACATGTAAGTGTTCCTTACAAGTTGAGTAAGAGAGGTAAGCGATTGCCTCTCTTTTTTTGTTTCAGTTTGCGTGAGTGACTGTTGCAATTTTTGCAACTGTCACTCTGACTTCCCAGATTTCGTGGATTTAAAAATACAATATTTCGGAGAAATTATATACAATATTTCTTCAAAAATATATATTGGTTTAAAATGATATTACCCACTATCACCTTAAATCACTGATAATCAACCACTAAAAGAAAGTGTGATAGAGTTATATTTGCTCTCATTCATTCTTCGTACCTTTGCATCCGTAACGTTACAATAGTGTTAGTTAATATTAAGGATAACTTAAAAAGATTGTATCATGGAAATGACAGATGCAAAGGTCGTAGAGAAGAAAATCTACGAAGAGGGAAAGAAGCACGATGATTATGCTTCTAAGGCAACAGGCAATGCTGGTCTTACCCTTGGTATCATCGGCACAGCACTCGGTGCTGGCGCTTGGTTGCTTGGCGGCAACAACCGCAGTGTGTTTGGTTCACTCGGTGGCGGCAATATGCCTGAGAACGTGAACATCAACGCTTATGGAGCTAACTCAAGCTCAAATCAGCCAACCGCCTTGCAGGTAATGGAGAAGGAATGCGCTGATGAGGTGAAGCTGCTTACTGATATGTTCGGTTTGAAGCTCGACACCGCTAACAAGTTCTACGCTATGCGTGAGACAGATGTTGCCGAGAAGTTCGGTCTTTACAAGTCGCAGGTAGATGCTATCAACGCTGAGAACCGCCGTGCAATGCAGGCTGAGTTCGGTTTGTACAAGTCTCAGATTGATGCAGACTTCGGTTTGTACAAGAATCAGAGAGACCAGTACGATGCGTTGCAAGCTAAGTATTGCGACCTTGACAAGAAGGTAGCCGTTATGGAAGCCCTCACTCCTTACAAGGAGAAGCTGATGATGGCTTACGTGAACGAGAAGACCTGCAATTGCTTGCGTGGTCAGTTGGTACTCCCATCTACGCCAGTAATTTCGGGCTACGGCAGCTATTGCTGTAACAGCACCGCTCCTTCCACTCCCACTACAGGAGCGTAACAGAGCAGTAAGGAAGTCGGTTAGACGGACTAAGAAGAAATGAGTTGGTGAGGGGTGTTTGCCCTCGTTGGTGGATGCCCTCTCACCTCTCTATAATATATCACCAACTTAAAGATATTGATTATGATGAATTTCGGGAACAGCCCTTTGCTTGATATGGGCACAGGTCAGCAACAGACGCAGATGATGGATGCAGAGCTACAGAAGATGTATGAGGCAATACAGCAGAAGCGAGCATCTATCAATATGCAAGCGCAGCAATCCTCCACCCCACTTTGGGATGAGATTGATAAGATTGAGGACAATCTTACAGGCGCACAACGTCAGTACTTGATGCAAAATCAGGAATACGTTAATAGCTTGCAATATGTGTCTAAGCTAGTGCAAGACGAGGAATTGCGCATCATACGTCCTCGCATTGAAAGCACTCAGCAAGGGCAGGAAGCATTGAAGAAGCACTTATCTTTGATGCAGCGTTTGAGAAAAGAAGTAGCGCAAGCAGAGGAACAGAAATCTGCTATGCTCAACGACTATATGACTAACCACAGCGACAAAACTTGGCAAGAATATCTCATTTGGTACAACAAAACAAAGAAAGGAGAAACTAAGAAATGAACGTAACAGAATTGAAAGAAAAGCTGCTTACATCGCTTGATTTGTGGGCAGACGCAAGAATTAGCGACATGGTTAAGGAGAATCCTGCATTGGCTATCCCTTCCGTGTATATGAAGCGGGCATCGCACAATATCATCGCCAAGCACAAGGATAGTTGGGGCAAGAGCATTGACAACGCTACCCTATTCATTGCCGATGAAGACGGCAACATAGATGCCAACACGATATTTGAAGATATGATGCAGATGCTAAAATCCGTGGAAGATTACAAATTCGATGTAGGTTTTATTCACGGACATATCGACAAAGGAGTTGTGTCTATTGACCTGCCGGATGGAATTGCCACCGCTATCCTCTTTGGAAGCAAGCGAAGCATCAACTTCACAGAGGAGGACTTTATAGAGTTGAAAGATTTGATAATAGGTTAAAATATACAAGATATGGAAACAAAAGACATTATGAGTAAGTTTGATGAGCTTTACGGAATGATGGCTTCATCAACCAATGTGAAGTATATGCACGTATTCGGAAACACGATGCGTTGCATGATGAAGGATATGGCAGCAAAGCACCCAGAGTTGGCGCAAGAGTATCTTGATAAGCTGTGCGCTATCAAGTGGAAGAACTATCTCACCAAGAAGGAGGCTTCTGAGATTGTAAACGGAATGAATCCACCTGCCACTTGGGATATGCAGACATGGCTCAATGCTATGACTGGTCTAGGGCTTGCGACAGAGGAGAAGCCTTACTATAACGACTATGCTCTTTACGTTGCTATGAATCAGGTTGTAAGCGACCATGGATGCACTATTGCCAAGATACTCGGAAAGGATGACGTAAAGGACATTGGCACTGAGCATCTGGTTAAGTATGCACATAGCCTCGCACTTGATCTCCTGAAGGACAAGGATGGCGTATACGACATCAGAGATTATTTTCTGAAGTAACACTAAAAACATACGGTTATGAAAAAGGTATTCGAAGACATTATAGCTAGCAATGACATGCAGTCTATCAAGAACTGTGTTACGATCATGGCAGATTGTTGCGAAGTTGGAATGAATGACAACGTAATGCTTGATATGATGAAGCAGGTCAAGGGAGAGATTGGCGCGTGTCATTATGACGAAGAAATGGCAGATATGCACCTTTGTCTCATTGAGCAGCTTCATACTAAAGACGTTGCCAAGGATTATTGGCATGAGGTTAAGAACGACAACATCAATCTCGAAGACTGGTGCGTTCTTTGGGGTGAAATGGTAAAACGCAACGCCGGAAAGATTAAGAAGTGGTTCCCGAAAATCAACACGCTTGATTTCGAGAGAAAGATTTTCGACGAATGCGTTTCTTTCCTGGAAAACGGCGGAAAGCCATATTATGATTTGAATATCTGATTTTTTTCGTTATTCTGAATGAAGTTTCGGTTTTTTTTGCTATCTTTGCATCAAAAGACCGAAACTTTATTTTTATTAATTATTCAGGATAACAGATTATGGCAGATTTATTAGATTCATCACAGATTCGGCAGATAGGTGTAACTATATTTTCAGCTATACTTGCCTTTGCCACGCCGACTGAAGGATTCGTCTTGGCGTTGGTTATTGCTTTCGGCTTCAATATCTTCTGCGGTATGCGAGCTGACGGTGTGAGTGTTGTACGATGCAAGAACTTTTCTGCATCAAAGTTCAAGAACGCAATTTTGGAAATGCTGCTTTACGTATCTATCGTATATGTGATATACGGCATCATGTTAGGTTGCAACGATGGTACGGAAGCTTTATTTGTGATCAAGATGCTTACGTATATATTCTGCTATGTGTATATATGCAATGCGTTTAAAAATCTCATCAAGGCGTACCCTAAGAACATCTCATTCCGGGTTATTTACTATATTCTGAGATTCGAGTTTGCGAAGGCGCTTCCTAGCTACTGGAAGCCGATTATTGACAGACTCAACAATGAGTTTGATAAAAAAGAGGAGGAAAACAAAAATGGCAAACAGTAAGATTTTGGAGCCTTTCATTCTCAAGTGGGAAGGTGGCTTCGTTTACGATAAGGACGATTTGGGTGGTGCGACAAATATGGGTGTGACTCTCGCTACGTACCGATCAGTATTCGGCAGCAAGAAGACCGCAAAAGACCTGAAGCGTATGACCAGGGTGCAATGGGGTGTAATCTTCAAGAAGTTCTACTGGGATAAGTGGGAGGCTGACAACATCAAGGATCAGAATGTTGCAAACATCCTCGTGGATTGGCTTTGGTGCAGTGGTTCTTATGGTATCAAGATTCCTCAGAGGGTGCTTGGTGTGTCTGTCGATGGTATTGTTGGATCGAAAACAATTACAGCCATCAATGAAAAGGACGGTAGAGAACTGTTCGATACCATCAAGCAGGAAAGAAAGGATTTCATTGACCGTATCTGCCAGACAAGACCTCAGAACAGAAAGTTCAAGAAGGGTTGGCTGAACAGAATTAATTCGCTTGCTTATGAAACTGATTGATAAGATAACAAGGGTTGTAATTGCCATTGCAGTAGTAATGCTGATTCTATCAATGTTCTGTAGATGCACTACTACTAAGTATGTCCCTGTCACAGAATACAAAGATAGGGTCGTAGTAAAGACGGATTCTTTATTGAAGACTGATTCCGTCTATGTGCATGATAGCGTATCTGTTTATATTAGAGGCGATACAGTCTTCAAGGACAAGTACCATCTTCAATATAAAGACAGATACATTGTAAGAAACAGATCAGACACCTTGATTGTACGAGACTCGATACCGTATAAGGTTGAAATAGAGAAACAACTATCAAAGACCGATAAAGCTTTCTTGAATATAGGTAAGATAGCATCAGTTTGTCTTTTTATAGGTGTTCTTGCGTTTTTAGGTTGGATATACTGGAAATTAAAGCTACACAAACGTTCTTAGTTTTTTCTAATGTTTTTATTTGGTTATTGATTTATAAACAAAAAGGGGTGACCGCACGCGATGTGTAGCCACCCCTAAACATATAGATAATGCACAGAAATTCAATCTTCTTCAGCTTGCAGGAACTTAATACTATACTCCGTTTCGTAATGTTTCTTCTGTTCGTCGGTCAGAATTCTTGTTTCGCTATCAAAGAACAGGGTAAGCAGCTCTCCATAATCCTTGTCGTAAAAGTAGTTATACTTTCGGCAAAGATAATTTCTGGCATTCATACACTTGCCGGAAACTGTCTTAAACTTACGCTTTGTCTTCTGTGGCAAACCGCTGGCAGCTCTCAGCTTCTCAACGGCAAGAACCTTTCTCAGTGTTTCCTGTCTCTTTCTGTTAGCCTCATCGGTACGTGTACGAGCAGCACTCTCCTTCTGTATTCGTTTTGTAGTCTCAGCTGTATGCTTGACCCCAAGCCTCCTCGCCAGGTTGTTGACCGATGCCTTTGTTATACCGAGAATCTTCCCTACCTCTGTGGCAGAAAGATCTGGATAGAGATTACGAATAGCCTGATTCCTCACCTCCTTCGTTTCCTTCTTCCTTTTAATAAAGGAGTCCCCATGCAGCTTATGTAGCCACCAGTAGATGGTCTGTATGGTGCATCCGAATGACTTCGCCAATTTGCTTGGCGACTCACACGGATGTTCCTTTATGTAATTTTTCTGTTCGTCTGTAAGTACGTTCATAGGCTATCGGTTATCACCACTTCCGTGTAATTTCCCCCTCAACTGGCGAGAATGGAGTTTTTCGTAATTCATCTTTCCAATATCACTAAGTTTGAATCCAATATCGTGAGAAAGGGTTGCGCAATACCATAATACATCACCAATTTCTTTGGCAATTTCCAACTTCTTTTCATCTGTAAAGACAGAATCGTTATCACGCAACACTTTCTTAACCTTATCGGAAACTTCACCAGCTTCGCCTGTCAATCCTAATGTAGGATAAATGATAGGGTTAGGATAAATAGCAGTCTCTAGAGCTAACTGCTGATACTCGTCTAATGTTAAATTGTTATTTTCCATTTAAATATTTAAAGTTTAAAATTCATGTTTCTTGCAAACCTTATCACAAGATGTTTCGCAATCTTTTTTGTAGCACCATCCATTGCCTAAGATGTCTTCGCGTCCCATCCAAAGACAGTTACCACAACATTTTTCTTCTTTTTCCATATTACTGATGTTTTATCACTTCCAAATACTTCAACTTTGCAAATCGGTATGATTCATACACCTCATCTACATTCACATCTGTATTAAAAGCGAGAATACATCCTTTGTCATCATAGAACCCAAGGATGATATACTTTTCTTCTACATACCCTGCAACGTATGCGCCAATATCTTTACCTTTATAAAGAACAGGCTCTCCACGATACGCATTAAAAAATTCTTTATTTGTCATACGCTATTTGAATTTAATGATAAAAAACTCGGTATCAAGCCACTTGTCTGGGCACATTCCCTTCTTTGGCTTACCGATGGTGATACTCTCAATTTCCTTCTCAATTCGTGGACTATCCTTGCGGTAGCCGTTGATGAAAAGGACGTGGGTGTAAACCATTCCGCAATATGTTTCTGCCGCCACATCATAAGCTACTTCACAGTTAGTAGTCAGACGTTCAATCCAATAAGGTTTTATCTCCCGGTACTCCTCCGTCTTTTCGCCAGCAGAAATCATATCAAACCACTGCTTCTTGACGGACAGATGCAATACTTTCTTTTTCATACTTATATCTTATATCTATTAAACTGATTTATAATCTTTTTAATTTCACTATCACGAAGGTGTAGAAAAGGCTTAAAAGAAGGCTTTCTATATACCTTGTTTCCTATCAAAATATCGGAATCATCCATCCATTGCCAAAGATACGGTGGACGGCTATCCAAACGAGGGTCGTCAACACGATTATTAAGTGCAATCGCATACACAGAGACAAGTGCCAACCTGCTTAATCTCTCGAATTGTTCTGCGAATAGCAGTGGTCTGAAATCGCATACACATGGAACGTTCTTCATCATTCCACCTCCTTCCCAAACCTCATTGCCTTCACAATCTGTCAGACCTGTAAATTGGCAGACCGTTAAAGGGTCAACCTGATGTGCATCGTTTCTATTAAGCATTGATTCACTCTGCCTATCCTCGATGATGTAAGTGTTACCACTTTCAGCATAGAAGTAACCTTCTACCCACTTACCATTGTCAAGTCGTTTAGCCTTGAACTTGATATTTTCTATTTTCATAAGCTATCTTAAAATCTTAATTTTGATACCTAAATACTTTTCCATTTCTTTTAACCCATTTTCGTTTACACTATAATAATATATATCACGAGGAGCCCCTATACCATAAGGCTGAATGCTTCTTTTAGCATATCCTTTTGACCATAAGGAATCCCATAATGTATCTGGCTCATCATAATACATCACTCCATTGCGAAAGGCTTCATAAACACCTCTTTTTGGTTTCTTCCAATCTAAGCCAATGCAATGTTTCATCTTGTATAATTCGTCTGATGTAAGCATAACTATTATTCTTTAAAATACGACTTTATTTTATTCCAATTTCTAATAGGTTCAACATCACATATATATGTAACGCCATCACCATTACAACATACCCATTTCATATTTATTTTCCCTTTCCGTATAAAAGTTCAACACTCTTTCTTAGCACTGCCTCTATATGGTCTCTTTCGAGGTCTCTAGGCTGTCTAAGAAGCCATTCTATATCTCCGTCTATCAATTCTTGATAGGCTCTCCTTGATATTTCCATAACTATTCCTCCACTTTTACCCAAAACGGAGTCCCATCGTCAAAGGTGTACTCTTTAAAAACACGGGAGAAGTCTTTAACACAACTGTTACTTCCTAAAAAACTTACGCCAGCTTGAGATACACTAACTATAGCTGTTAGTTTGCCTGATTTTATTTCTTTTACCCATCCATTTGGATGATGATTTCTTATCTCTTTCAAGCATGTATTTGAATAAGTAAAAGGAATCCATGTAGGCTCATGTTTGATGCGATACTCTACATCGTCATAGAAATACGGTTCTATACAAGTTCTCCATTTGCAGTCACCTTTGTCAAAATACTCAATATCTTGACCTTCGCTGTATGCCTGAATAATAGGCAGTAACTCCTTTGCTTCTTTTCTTGTCATAATCAATCCTCTAATTTCTTGATTAATAAATTACTTTTCTTATCAAATGATTTATAACCACTACGAAGATACCAATCTAGAACAAATCTATCAGATTCATCTTTGTTAAATTCCAATCCGATTGTCTTCACCCCATTCAACTTAGCTTGTTGTTCAGCAAGTTGTAATAGACGTTTTGCAACGCCACATCTTCTATGATTATTATCTACAAAGAGTGCATATATTAGAGCATCAGCTTTGCCGAAAATATCACTAACATATAATGGAATGGATATTTGAACTGAGCCAAGATGTTCTTCATCAGTTATTAAAATTCTGATTTCGTCCTTCCATGTCTGCTTTTGTATCATACTCAATCCTCTTTATATTCTTCCCATCCATTCTCCCAAGAGCCACCTGAACGGATAGCCCAAAACTCTTGTTTAGGAAGGATAGTTCCTTCTTCATCAACTAACTCCTTTCCTTTGTATTGAACAAACTCACCTTTTGAAAATGAGTTATGTCTTATCGGCTTTCCTACGCTGATAGCGAAAGCCATTGCTTCTTGCTTTGTCATATCAATCCTCCAACTTTTCAATAGGTTTCCAATGAGTGATAATATTACCATAGAGCTTGTTGTATCTAAAGCTATTGCCTACATTAATGTATTTGTCTCTTGAATCTGTCCATACTTCCGTAGGTTTTACTTTGCTACAAACTTCCACATTCTCGTTATAAGGAGGCAACTCATCCTCAACAGATACCCAGTCTGACTTTCCTAACTCTATCAAAGCATCATGCAATAAGCTATTTGCCTTTCTCAAAGGAGCATTATGCTTATCGCTTCCAAACTCCAAGCTATCAATATTGCTGCTGATAACTTCTTGTATCAGCTCTTTAACTTTCTTCTTATTCATAGTTGTCACAAATTAAAATATTCACGTATCTGCTCACCTGTCATGCGATATACCTCAGATATTCGGCAGTCTCTAATTGAGCTATCACAGGCACTGGTATGTTCATCATTACAACTACCATCAGCAACACGCTCTACGGCTTCTTCTGGTCCTGTTGCAAAGTCAACGCTTAGAAGTTCCTTTTTTTCATCACTAAGCCCTTTTCCTTCCAAAGCAATATTTAGAGCGGTTTGCAACTCGTCATGAGCCTTGTCTGAATAACCAATAGCCTTATCTAGATGAAGTTTGATTGATTTCTCTTTCTTATCCATACTTCCATATTCTCTTCTTTTTACCCTCTCCCTGTTACCAAGGAGAGGGTGGTTAGTTAATCTGTTACAATCTCCCAGTCTTCCGCAAATACATCAGAAGCGGAAGGAACCCAAGAATCTGCTCTTCCATCTGGATTGATGATAAGCATCTGATTGGTGTAGTCAATGTGAGGATTCTCACGATTCATCAAGATGGTCTTGGCATACTGAGGAAGTGACTGCATCTTAGGAATGATGTCACCAGTGATATGAGAAGGAACCTGCTTCACGATAAACAATCCCTTTCCATTCCATCCCTTGCGTCTTACAGCAAGACCAGCCTTCAGCAAGTCAATAGCACCACCGAAGTTAACAGAGCCTACTTCACGATAGGCTTCCTCAAATACACTCTTAGGAGACCAAGACTTATATCCGTCCTTGTACTCTACCAAGTAGCCATCTTCCTCAACGGTTGCTGGCTTAAGTTCTCTACCAAGCACTTTCTGTGCTTCTACCATAGTCATAGGCTCTGCCATAATGACTTTTGTACCAATAAACTTTTTCATATTACTTATATTTATGTCCTATAAGGACGGTTAGTTACTCTGTTACTTCCTCGTAAGTCTTAGCGAAAATATCAGGCTTACAAGGATAGAACTCTCCGTTTATACCTTTGATGATATAGTCACCAATAGATGCTTCCATATCTCCTTCTAAGGTGTGAATCACAAGGGTAGCTCCTTTGTTCTCAACGGTTCCACCCATAAAATCGTCAATCTCTGACAAATTCTTGCCATTCCACAGAATAGCTTCAATGGTAACTGGCTTCTTTCTGTACTTTTTAATCATATTACTATCTATTTATATCCTTTGCAGGATGTCAGTTACTCCTCAACTTCAACAAACTTTCCGTTTTTAAGTTGATACCAAGTATCAGCCTTGATATTTTCTCCGTCAACGTACTCAGTCTTAACACATACTGGAACATTACGTTTCTTTTCATCGCTCCATTTCCATTCTGCCAGCGTTATCCATGAGCCTACCTTTGTTTTTGCTCTAGAACTATTGCCAGCACACATGATAACGGAATCTTCTCCAGTGCTATTAATCTGAGCAGAGTCACCGCTTGAACCAATCTGAGCAGAGTAACCGCTTGAACCAATCTGAGCAGAGTAACCGCTTGAACCAATCTTAGCATAGTTACCGCTTGAACCAATCTGAGCAGAGTCACCGCTTGAACCAATCTTAGCAGAGTAACCGCTTGAACCAATCTTAGCAGAGTCACCGCTTGAACCAATCTGAGCATAGTTACCGCTTGAACCAATCTGAGCAGAGTCACCGCTTGAACCAATCTGAGCAGAGTAACCGCTTGAACCA